TGTGCTGATCGTTTGCTGCGCGCTCCAAGTGTTCGCGCCATCCAGCCACGGGAGCTTGTGCCCGCTCGTGCCCATGTCGGCGCTGAACTGGTTGCCGGTGAGGATGACGCCGCCCGTGGCGCTATACGTGCCCGCGCCGCTGATCTGTGAAAACGTGATGTTGGTCGCGCCAATGGTGGGCTGCGTCGCGTTGCTGTTCGTCCACTGCGTGTTGGCGTAGAGCGTGCCGCGCTTCACCATGACGGTGGCGCCCCACAATTCAAAGCCCGTGTCAGCATCGCTCACGCGAGTCCACGAACCGGCCGCCGAAACATAGAGCCCGTTTTGCGTCTGCGTGGTCTGCGCGCGCACGAGCACACGGCTGCCTGAGGTGAGCACACCGTCAATCGTCTGCTCGCCTGACAGCGTGATGTTGGCGGTGGTCGCTACATCAACGGCAGGTTTCCAGAACACGCCCGTGATGGCGTTGTCGACATACGACTTGACTGCCGACTGAGTTGCCACCCGCGTGGCCGAGTTCGCCGCCAAGGTCGGGTCAGTGTCCGCAACATCGGTTGCGAACATGGAAAGTGCGATGCCTGACGCCACGATGGCAGTGAGGCGCGCAGCCAGCGGCTGCTTTGTGTCGGCGTAAGTCTTTGTCGCCTTCTGCGTGGCCACGCGCGTGTCAGAGTCCGCAGCGAGCGTGCCGTCAGTGTCAGCCACGTTGGTGGCGAACATGCTCAGGGCAATGCCGCTGGCGACGATTGCCGCTAGCGGTGCGGGCAGGCCTGAGCCATCGACCAGCGCGGCAACATCCTCATCAACCGCTAGGGCGAGCGCCTGAAACTTGGGATAGGTATCATCCCGCATGTCCTCATCAGGCGTGATGAACTCGGGATAGCCACGGTTCGGCGTCGTCATGGCTCGTTGTTCTCCACCTTGATGAGAAAGCGCACCTTACCCGATGTGACGGGCGAGCGGCCAACAATCGTGATGCGGTCTAGCGCCTCAAGCTGGCCGAGGTCGACCACGTCAGCAATCTCGACATATGAGCCGGCGGGCGCGTCGGCGCCGATGTAGAGCCCCACCTCGCGGATGGCCGCCGTGGGCTCGTCTGTGGCCGCGTAGGGCGCCTCAACCAGCATGTAAGGGGTTTCGCTCACTGAGGTGTTCCAGCGCGTGCCGTCGCTCATCGTGATGGTGCCCGCCACATGCGGCGTGATGAACGTGAGCACACCGGGGAAGATGCCCAGCGGCGTGGTGAGGGCCGTCTCGCCCGTGGTGTCGTCGTCGGGTGTCACATCCCACGCGGGATCGCCAGAGCCCCACGCGGGCCAGAAACCTGAGGAGGCATCGGCAGCGTCAACGATGTCCTCAACCACCATGCGCCAACTCTCATTCCACGAGAGATTAGGCCACGGCTTATTCATCCACGAGCGCGGGCGCTGCGCATAACCGTCAATGTGCGCCGCCGCAGGGTCGGGCGTGCCCCGTGTGTAGATGCGGCGGCGTACAAAGTTGACCATGCTTTAGTTTGCACCCCCCGTGAGCGCGTCAAATTCCTGCTGCATGCGCGCCACCGAGTCGCGCGCCCGTTCCTCACGCAAAGACTGCGCGCCGGGGTAGGCGTCAAGGGCGGGGTCACGCGGGGCGCTGGCGCACGCGGTAACGGCGGCCAGGCTGATAAGTGCGATAAGGGTTTTCATTCCAAGTCTCCTGTAGGGTGCCAATTCACCCCACATAGCAGAATTCTGGTAAGGCCCTAATAGTTCGTTACGTCGACGGCCAAGAATAGCGGCGACACCTCAACGGCAATGTATTGGTTGCCGCTGCCAAAGCGGGCATAGGTCAGGTGGTCATAGCCAAGGCCGTCGCTGGTGGTGAAGGCGCCACCCCACCAGTTTTCGCGCTCGCCCGTAATGTCATCTATCTCGCTTTCACCGTACCCGTTCTCAAGCTGATAGGCGGCCCACACGCGCCCGGCGCCGAATGTCGTGAGGTCGGGGCTTGGCCACAGTTCATGGCTGACAAGCTCACCCGGCGCGATGCGCAAGGGCTTCTGTGTGCTTGAATAGACGGGCACGCCAGTGACGGGGTGGCGCAGGCGCAGGCCCGGCCCCGGCGTTGTGTCGACCGGCGCGAGGTCAAAGACGTAATAGTCAAAGGCCGTGCCGTTGCCCTGCAGGAGCACGCGCCATGTCCACGTAGTGCCCGACACCTGCCCACCTTGGATGAGGTGAGCGCTGGCTGATTTGATGGCCAGGATGGGGGCTGTGCAGTCGCTGACAGTGATGTCGCGATAGTACAAATCAAAGGCGGCGAGCGTGTTGGTGGTGCTGCTGCCTTTGCTTTTGAAAACATAGTTGATGTAGTCCAAATCAATCTGAAACACGCCGTTGGCATTCTTGACGCGGAGTCCTGCGGTGGTCATCAGCGCAATCCGTGAATGACTTTGAAGGCGTAGGCGTAGGGGTTCGTATATGTCACCGTTGTGCCGCTGCCGCCGAAGATTGGCCCCGTGGCCGAGCTAGACCACGTAAAGCCCGCATTGACCGGGTAAACCCTGCGCCATGGCGTGCCGTACTCGGGGCCAAGGTCGGGCACAGAGTAGCTGCCCGATGAGCTTGCCGGAATATCAGCAACAGCCGTGATGCGCCCCCACGCGAAAGTATGGTCACTGATGATGTTGCCCGCGCTGTCGCGTATGCGCATGCCCGGATAACTCACGACAGGATTCCCAACTCAAGCACAAGCACGTTGGACGAGTTGTAAGCCCGCAGCTGGTTGCTCGCCAGTTCCATGCGCTCACCCGTGGTGACCGTGCGCAGCAGGCCGATAGTGGCCGTGATGGCGTCGAGACTGGTGACAGACATTTTGGCCGCCGTGACGCTGCCGTTGATGAGCACGGCGCCATTCATCTGGATTTGACCCGCGTTGATGATGACGGTGGAGGGCACGCCGCCGCCTGAGGCAAGCGCCTCAATGGTGGCCACGTTCGTGCCCGCCGCAACCTTGATGCCCCAAAACGCGCTGATGCGCCCGTCGACACCCGCAATGGCCGTGGCGTTGGTGCTCACGCTCGAGCTGAGCGAGCCCACCGACGCGGTGAGCGTGCTGTCAGCTGATGTGCGGGCGGCAACCTCCGTACTGATGGCCGTGGCGTTGCTGCTGATGGCCGCGTTGGCGATGCCCAAGTTGGTGGTCAGCGTCGACGTTTCTGACGCCCTGGTCGCCGTTTCCGTGGCAATGGCCGTGCTGTTTGCGGTGATGGCCGCATTGGCCGTGCCGAGGTTTGCCGTGAGCGTGCTGTCAGCGCTTGCACGCGCAGCCGTCTCGGTAGCAATCGCGGTGGTGTTCGTGCTGATGTTGGCGTTGGCCGTGGCCAGGTTGGCGGTCAGCGTCGTCGTCTCGCTGGCGCGGGTGCTTGTCTCTGTGGCCAGCGCGATGGTCAGCGTGCTGACGGCCGCAGTGGCGGCGCCCGACTCTGCCGATACCGTCTCAATGCGTGACTGCATGACCGCGTCAATGCGAATGAGCGTATCAGCATAGACGATGCCGTCAGCCGTAGAGAGTTCATCGGATCCCGGTGCGAGTGGTTTATAGAACACGGCCAACACCGCGTCAGTGTCCTCAGGGGTGAACACCTCGCCCGCGTTGCGGTCTAGGCCATAGGCACGCAGGGTGGTGCCGTCAGCATCGTAAGCGAATGAGAACAGGTGACCGCTGCCGGCACCGTTGCTGAAACGCGTGCTGACATCCTCCTGCGACCACGCGAGGCCACCGGCGCCGAACGGGGGCGCGTAATAGACACCCCACGGGGTTTGCACCTCCGTTTCGTCAATCAACACCTCGCCAAGGCTGATGTGCGAGAACTGACCGGCATTCACCTTGAGGGTGGCGGCGCCGATGATTTCCACGTCGCCAATGTCGCCGGGGCCACCCACCTGCCAGAAGGGAAAGCACTGGCCGTAGGGACCGGGGCCAACAACATTGTCGAGCGCGTCGCTGATGGCGTCGAGATAATCGGCCAGCGGGCTGCCTGGTGCGGCCGAGCCCGCTTGCGGCACGATGAAATCAGCGGTGGCCGTGACCGTGTAAACGGCTGACCACTCTGAGGGCTTCACCAAGCCGAGGAAGCGGGCGCGCACCAGATAGTCAACGCCCGGTAAAATGCCCTCATCAATCGTGCAGGCGTTGGCCGTCAGCGGGTCGGCGCCCGCGTCAATCGTCTTGGTGATTTTCTCGCTGCCGCCGCCATCGGTGGTGACCTCAATGAAACACTGCCTGATGCGCGTATCATCGGCATTGCTGATGACCACGCCGATGGCCGGCAGCGTGGTGCCGTTGCCGTTGATGGCGAACGCGGCGACGCCGAGCACGGGCGGCGCCATGAGGGCAAACTCAGCCTCTTGGGTGGGCGCGGGCGGCGCGCTGAGGTCCGCCGCCATGTCGCCGGTCCACGCGACATCATCGGGGTCAACCTCTTTCGAGGTCATCAGCACGTACATGCCCTTTGAGGGGCTAATCATGTACTCGATGCGGATGCACTCAAACAGTTTGCCATCGGGGAAGCGCGCGCCCGTGCGCTCAAACCAGTCACCCTTCTCGATTTCAAAGGCGATGGGCTTGTAGCATTCCGTCAGACGCGCTTGGCGCCGGCGGTCCTGAGCGTGCAGCCACACAAGGCGCTGAACGCGCTCGCTGTCGGTGTCAACGTCAATGTCGACATCCTCACTGAGTTCATCGCCACCATCGGCGGCCACCCAATCGGGATCCGTGAGGCGCGGATATTCGACGGGGCGGAACAGCTGCGCCGGGTCGGGGAAGGTGCCCCGGAATGAGTTGAACAAATCACTGACGCTCAGCTTGTCAGAGTATTTGCTCTGCTCGCCCACGATGAGGTCGCTGTCATACAGCGTCATCACAGGCGTGCGCGCCTGCGGGCCGAGAATGGCCAGGCGGCCGCCACGGTCGACAACCTGACCGGCCTTTGCGCGCGCACACTTGATGAGAATGTCGCGGTGAGTGTTGCCCGCATTGAAGATGGCGTTGAGCTGATAGCGGGTCTGGTAGGTAACGCCGTCCTTTTTCAGCACCTGCTCATCTGAAATGTCTGCTTCCTCGGCAAACACGTCATAGGGCAGCTGCCACGGTTGGAGGCCCGGCCCCCATGCGTAAATGTTGGCGTTGTCATACGGGACAATTCCAAGCTGGTAGTGATCGGCAAACACATCGGGATTTTGATTATATTGCCACGTATCTGGCAGCTTGTGCCGTTGGTCGCCGCTGCCGCCCGCTGTCGTGTCCTGCCGGCGGTCATACCAGCGGCCACCACGCATGAGGAAGGATGAGGAAACGGGCGACAACATCACGTCATCATCCCACTGCATTTCAACAATGGCGTAGCTGACGCCGCGGCCACGATGGTTGACCGTCCAGTCAGGCTGATTGGCGAACGCTCGCCCCGCGAGGTTTGCGTCAACAGCTTGGCTCTGCCGGCCGTCATACCACGTCACCCACAGGCGATCGCCACCGCTGCGGAAGTCGGCAATGGACGTGCGCACGCCATGCACGAGGTTGCTGAGGTACTGAATGCCGTTCGCATAATATGCGAGCGCGCCCTCGCATCGGTGGTCAGCCAGGGCGATGACCTCAATGAGGTTGTTGTTGCCCGGCCCCGTCACGTAGAGGCCCACGCGCGAGCCGCCCGTCAGACGCTCGCCAATGATGATTTCGCGCAGCGCATCGGCGGCCACGTTGGTGTCAAGGTTGCTGCCCGGATTGTCGCGCGCGCCCGCGTCACCGGCGATTGCGCTGAGCCCATATGAGAGGGCCGCCGAGGTGGCAATGTACGTGGCCGCGTAGGCCGTCGCCGCAACGGTGTTGTAAACCGCATAGCTGCCGAGGGCGTGTGAAAAGGCTGTGCCCGCCCACTGCGCTACCGCTACTGCTGCATACTCAGGCATCCCCAACCCTCCAAGCGGCCAGGCACAGCCTTGAGGGGATTTGCTGGCAGCCGTCCACCCCCATCACCATGGCCTTGGCGCCGAGGCAGACGCCGAGCGTTTTGCCCACCTCGCCCCTGAACAGCAGGATGTCACCCCGCCGGCGCAGACCCGGATTGATGCGCGGCAGGAAGCTGTCGGCAACGTCATCGACATCGGCCCAGCCGTTTGCCGCCATGTAGGCGCGCGCTGAGGCCTCATCATCGTATTTGCCGCGATGTGGGGCCGCGAAGTCTATTCCCGTTTCGACCTCAACCGCGCCTGCAACCAACAGGATGCAGTCACTGACGCCATAGACGCGGCCCACGCTGCGCATCCATGTGCAGTATTTGATTAGCTCAGGTTCCCATGTCTCAAGGCGTCGCACTGTGATGTTGCCCCCCGCCTAGAACAGCGTGCCGTATTTGCCAGTATTCTTGCCCGAGCCGATAGAGCCGCCACCGCCCGCGCCGCTGCTGCCACCCTGAACACTGCCACCCGTCTTGACCCAAGTGCGATGCCAGGGAATTTCTCGGCCGATGAGGCCCGGTGTATCCTGAAAGAATGTATCGCCGGGAAAAAATCGCTGCTGGTTTTCGTTCGTGCGCGTTTGCACGTTGCGCGAGAGGTAACGGAAGGTTCCCGACTCGCATGTCAGCACCATGCGCGGCGCCGTTTCCTCTTGCTCGGGGAACTCCCGAAAATCCATGTTGCCTTCAAACTGCACCAGCGGCGCCACCGGCGTCATCCAGTTGGAGTCGACGGCAAATGCCACAAGCGTCAGGCGTGCTCTGCGGCGATGCCATGCTTGGCTGTCGGCAAAGCGGCCAACAAAATCGGTGTTGTCGAGCACGCGCGAGGCGTCGAAGTTCAACACCAGCGGCTCAGGGTTGAGGTCGGCGCCCATCGTGATGGGGCTGTCACCCCAATCCCACCGGCCCTGCATGGGCTCATAGTCGCGCTCAACGCCATCGCCCACGTCATAGGCAATTTCCGTGAGCAGCGTTGAGCAGTGCAGCGACGTGCCGTCAGTGAACAGGTCGAGGAAGAAACCGGGGGTGATGAGGAAGTCACGCAAGAGCGCGCGCTCAGTGCCCGTGTATGGCTTGGCCATGCTAACCCCTAATCAGTTGGGTGGCCGCGAAGGCAATGCGGCGCTCATCCACGCGCGTTGTCTTGGTGGGCATACCCGAGAGGAAGAATTCAGCCAGTGCGCGGATGCGCCGGGGGTTGGCCGTGCTGGCGTGCTGAGTGAACGGCGGCGGCCACACGGCCAGGGCGGTCATCGCGCCGCCGGCGGCTGCCTTTGTCTCCTGCGCCTCACCATACCAGTAGCCGCCCGCTGCCGTGTAGAAGCTCAGGGGATCGCCGGGGTTAGCCGTCCATGCGCCCGTGCTGCCGAATGACACCGTAGAGTTCGCCCGGTCGACGGCGGTGATGGTGAGGCCCGTGTCATTGACCACGGGCACCTTGCCATATTGCCGGTCCATGCGGTGGGCAGTGAAGGTGACGGCCGAGCCCTTGCGGCGGTGGAGGAACGATTCCCACGTCTGGAATTGGTCGGCGTCGAGCCACGTTGATTGCAGCTCGAATGTCCAGAACGGTTCAACCATCTGCACAACTTGGCTGTTGCCGCTGCGCTGCATGCGCACGCCCTGTGGGTGCGACAGCTGCCAGGCCATGTCATAGACTTGCAGTGCGGGGAAAAGCTCACCGGCGCTCATCAGGGTTGCCTCTTGTTCTGTGCGGCCGCAACGGCGCGAACATTGCGGTTAAAATTGCGCGCCGACTCCGCTTGGATTTCACGCAGTTCGTTTAGCTGCGCCTGCGTGCCCACATCACCCTGCACGATGACATCACCCGCGTAGAAGTTGCCGCCGCCACCCGCTGCGGAGGCCCCGCGCCCGGCCATGGCCCCGCGCAGGGCGTGGTTGGGCGTCACGTAGGCGCTGCTGCCGAGGTTGACCAACTCGGGGCCTTCCTCGCCCACGATGGCCACGCCCCTGCCGGCGCCGCCACGGGCAAAGCCGGGGATGTTGTCGAGGATGTCGATGCCCGTTTTGACGATGCTTGAGCTGCTGCCCGCGCTCATCACCGACGCCGCGGCGACAACGGCCGAGGAAAGCAGGCCCAACGCGCTGGTGAGCGTGACAGCCGCGCCGGCGGCGGCAAGTTCTGCGGCCGTCTTTTGGCCCAAGGCTGCGGCCTCTCCCGTGCCGCCGAGCATGCTAGAGAACAGGCCAGAGCCGCCAAACAGCATGTCACCGACAGTCTCACCCACGCGCATGATGGAGTCGGTAAGCGCCTCGGCCGCCTTGTTGGCGATAACGTCGCGCACGGCCTCGCCAAAGTTGCCGCTGCGAATGCCCTGCGTCAGCGCCTCGGTAAAGCTGGTGGCGAACGCGTGCGCCGCCGCCTCGCTCTGCTGTGCGCTAGATAGCTCATCCCAGCGCATGCCCTCCCTGCCGGCGGCGGCGGCGTCCTTGATGCCCTTGGCCTGCTCGCGCACCTGCGAATTGCTGAGGCCTGCGCTCTGGCGCAAAGTCTCGAGCTGGCGCAGGGCGTCGCGGGCCAGGCCAGCGGCACGCGCCTCATCGGCCAGCAGGGAAACGCGCTTGCGGTCTAGCGCCTGGTTGCCGAGCGCGCCCGCGCCCTCACGCAGGTTTTCGATTTCCGCCAATTCCTCGGCCAGCTTTTCGGCCGGCGTGAGCATTTCGCGGATGAGGTCAGATAGTTCCTCAAAGTCATCGACTGCGAATAGCCGCTGCTTGTCGGTGAGGTCTTGCCGCAGGAGGGCGCGCGCCGCCTCGAAAACCTGCGGATCATATGCGCTGCTGCCCGTCGCCTTGAGTGCGTCCTCAGCGTCATTGATGGCCGCGAGCGCTTCACCGTAGGCGGCAGCCTGCTGCTGCGCCTCTGTGCCGAATGCGGTGGCGCCCGCCTCGGCAATCTTGGTTAGCTCTTTGCGCGCGAGTTCTGCGTCAGCGGGCGTGAGCTTGAGGTTTTCAATGGCGCGGAATGCGTCGGGCAGGTTCTTCAGTTCCTTACCGTATTCCAACACCGCCTGCAGGGCGGCGCGCGACTTGTTGCCCTCGGCGGGATCCGCCGCGGCGATATCCTTGATGGCCTTTTTGAACTTCTCCGCATCGGTCGCGAACTCGCTCAGCGATGTTTTGAGCTCCACGCTCGCGCGCGCAATTTTGAGGAAGTTCTTTTCCACCGCGATGGCGTCGGTGTCGCTCAGGAGGTCGCGCACCTTGGGGAACTGCTGGCGCGCTAGGGCCAGGTCTTTGCCCGCGAGCGTGTCGAGCAGGTTTTTGGTCAGCGTCGATTTGAGCTTGGGGTCATTGATGGATTTGCGCTGCGCTTCGATGCCCTTGTTGAACAGGTCTAGCGCGCGTTCGGCGTCGGTCATTTCCTTCTGCGTGGTGTCGCCAAAATCGGCCACGCCGTCAGTCACCGCCTTGAGGCCCGCCTCTAGGATGGGCAGCGATTTGTTGACCCGGTCTAGGTCAGCCTGCGCCGCCTCAATCATCGGCTGCCGGAAGTCTTTCAGACCCTGCCCAGTGAAGGGCGCGTTGTTCAGCCCCTGCAGTTCCCTCACGCGGTTGGCCGCACTGTCGCGCAGGGTGCGCGCATCGTTCACCGATTTCTGCAGTTCAAGGCGCAGGCCCTCGCGGCGCTGTTCGTTCAGCGCCTTCACGGCAGCCGTCTGCGCGTCCGTGGCGCTGGTGAGCCCATTCGTGTTTTTAGTCGCGTCGGCAGCCGCCTTGCTCACGTCGATGTTGAGCCCGGCGACAATCTCCAAGCCTGACTGAACGCTGCGCTTAACGCGCTCGGCCTCTAGCGCAGTGGCGGTGAGCACCGCTGCGGCGGCAGACAGCGTGAGTATCGCTAGGCCCACGGGGCCGCCGAAGAAATTGACCAGAGATTGCCCCGCGTTCAGCAGCGCGCCGCCGAACTGGCGCGCGCGGTTGGCAAAGCCCGTGGTCAGGCGGTCAACAATGCCCTGCTGCTGAATGATGGCGTCGGTGAGCCGCTTCTGACGGTGGAGTTGGCGTTCTACCTCTACGCCCGCATTCTCAAGGGCGGCGCGTGCGTTGTTCCGGTCTGGCCTGGTGGCCTGCGGGTCGGAATTCACAGAGCGGAAAGCGGCAGACGCCGCCAGGGCGCTGGCCTTCGATACGGCAAGCTCACCGTTGACCTTGTGCAGGCCGTCTTGGAATTTGCGCAGCCGCTCAATGGCGCGGCCGGCGGCGGTGTCACCTTGGAATGCGGCGAACGCCTGAGTGACAGCGGTGCCGAAAATGGCCGCCTGCTTGGCCGCGAATGTCAGACCCGCGCCGACACCAGCCGCGGCGAGCGCGGCGCTGAGGATGATGAGCGCGTTGGCCAAATCCTCAATGTTGTCGGTGAGCATCTGAATGCCCTTGGCGATGCGCGCGCTGACGCCGAACGACTGGTCAACATTGCTCACGTACATCAGCAGGCCGTTTTGAAGCTGCTGGAATGCCTGACCCACGGTGACGGGCACGTTGGCAAACTCGGCCTCAATCGTGGCCGCCTGACCGCTGAGCGCCTTGCCGACAAGGTCGCCGGTGAGCGCACCCGCCTCGCCAAGGTCACGCAGCTGGCCGCTGGTGACGCCGAGCGCGTCGCCTAACAGTCTGGCAAAGCGAGAGTTATTTTCCAAAATTGACTTGAGTTCATCGCCATCCAATTTTCCTTTTGACATGGATTGGGCAAATTGAAGCATAGAGCTTGCCGCCTCGCTGGCAGAGGCGCCCGACAAGGTCAGCGTCTTGGCAAACGTGCTGCTGATGGTCAGCGCCTGCTCATGGTTCAGGTCACGCACAGCCTGCCTCATGCGCAGATACAGCGCCGCCGTGGCTTCCAAGCTGACGCGGTTCTGCTGCGCTGAATTGTAGAGGTCGCGCTGCACGCGGTTGAGGCTTTCACTCTCACCGATGACGTTGCTGATGCGCCCACGCAGCAGCTGCATGCTGTCGGCGGCTTCGATGATGCCTTTGACCAGCGCGCCCGCGCCGAAGCTGGCGCCGAACAGAGCCAGGGAGCTCACACCCCGGTTCAACGTCGCCTGCAGCCTGCCGGCAGCGCCCTCAGCGCGGTCGAATTCGCGCGCCATTGTGGTGCCGGCATTCTTCGCGCGGCGCTCGGCCTGCACAAGGGAGCGGTCAAACCGATCAACCCCGGCAGTGATTTCAATCTCTAAGCCGCCAATGCGTGGGTTGCCTGCCATCCGTCGCCCCTAATTCATCTTGCCCCGTTCTAACTCGGGGTTGTGTTTCTTGGCCATCTTGAACAGCGAGGCAAAGGATTGCTCGGCAGTCATGGCGGGCTGTTCGTAAATCGGCTTTCTGCGCTTGGGCTCATCAATGAGCGTTTCGAGTTCGGGCAGCTTGCCGCCTTTCCAATTCGGAATGGCGCCAGACCACCAAGCATTATGCAGCGACCATTTCCGCGTTTCCAACTGCGCGGCGTTGATGATGGCCGCAGTTTCGGCCGGCGTGAGCTGCCAGAACTCGCGTGGCTTTACGCCTGCCCTGAGGGCGTCTTGATACGCGTGGTGAAGTTGAAGCGCCCAAGGAAGCGGCTCAACCAGCTTTGCGGCTGGGCTTGCGGCTTTCCCTCCTGTTGCGCAGCCGCCGCCTCCGCGCGCTCTGCGTCGATGAACACTTTGAGGCTTTGGGCGGAAGCATAGTCACGCTGTGCCCACTCCCACGCCAGTTCAATGGCGCTGATGACGCCGAAGATGGGCGGCGAGGCGGCAATCACATCATCGGGCGTGAGCGTGCCCTCAATGTCGGCGGCGGCAATCACAATGGCCAAGTCGCTGAGAATGCGGCCGCGCATCGCCTTGCCTATGCGCGCCTCATAGCCCTCGCCCCACGTATCATGCAGGACGATGAGCGCCGCCCACGAAAACCGCAGGCGGCGCGTACCGTCGCCAAAGGGGATTTCAACCCCGTTGTGCGCCAGGGTGACCATTAGGCAGGCGCAACAGCAGTGTACGTGGGGGCGCCGGTCATCTTGAAGGTCAGCGTGGCCTCAAGCACCTCGCCAATCTGCACGGGCTTATCCATGCCACGCACGAGCGCCGAGAACGTCATAACCTCAATGTCAGCGTCGGCGGCGATGAGGCGCGCGCGCAGCTTGATGGGGTCGGGATCGCCAACGGCATCGCGCAGCGCTTTGTGCTGCGTGTCGTCGATGAGGTAATTGACAACAAAGTTGCCCTCATCCGCCTGTTTCAGGCCGTTGCGGAATTCACGGAAGTTGCCCGTGGATGAGAATGAGGTCACATCGACCTCATCGGCACTGATGTTGCCGAGGTTGAAGCTTTTGACCGAGCCGACAACCACAAACGTGGTGCCGCCGGTGGGGTCGACTTCAAGCATGAAGCTGTCAGGCAGCATCACGGTGGGTGAAGCAGTCATTGGGTCAGTCTCCTACATTAACCCGGAGCTGGACTATCAGCCCCGTGAGTTGTGGTGTGCTCACAGGTGCGGCGATCGGCCCCGACGCGTTCGCCTGATAGAGGATTCCCGTTCCGCCGGTAAACGATTTGCGGCGGAACAGTTCAAACACTGAGGTGGCGGCCTGCTGCACCTTGTCGTCATCGTTGCTGTTGGCGGGCAGCTGCCCATAGATGGCCACGCTGATGAGCGCATCGGCCATGCGGCCGCCGAACGGGCTGGTGTCGTCAATCATCGTGGGGTCACGCACGATGACGCCCGGCTCTGGCTTCCACTCATAGCCCTCGGGCTTGGTCTTGGGGAACACCGCCGGCGTGGTGACGCCCGCGCTGAGTTCAAACTCATCCAGCAGCGCTGCCGTTGGTGTGTTCGCTTTGATGCGCGCGATGATGTCGGTGCGTAGCTGGCTCACCGGCTGCGCCCCCTGCCACCGGCGCCGGGGATGGTGTTGCCCACGCGCGCGGCCACGATTTGAAACACGCGCACGAGCCTTTCGCGGCGCGGCGCCTCAGTGCGAAGCCTGCCGAGCGCCGGCCGCGGCTCAATGTTGTCGGTGCCCAGCTCGAGCGCGGCGGCGTACTCTTTGGGCGAGCCCACGCGCGCGCTGACAGTCGAGCCGGTGACCTCGGCGGGTGTGCGCGTGGCCGTCTGGCGCAAGCCGCCCTGCGTCTGCGGCGCCGGCGCCTCACCGGGATCCGATGAGCGGTTTGTGTTGCCAGCGTAGTGCTCACCCGTCCGCTCAGGCGGGATGCTGAGAATTTCAATGTACTGGTTGAGCGCGTCCTCAGTCGCGCCGTTCACGCCCGCAATAGCCTTTTGCAGGGTGTACGTGCGACCGAGCTGCACGTTGATGTTGGTGCGAACGCGTGCGCCCCTAGCCATCGACCACCTCACACATGAAGTGGCTGGCGATGCCATCGCGGCGCACGGGGCCGAGCTTGTAGGCCTTGCCCTGAATGGTCACAACGTTGCCCGCCTTGGGCTCTTGGGTGAGGCCTTGGGCGAGGATGAGAACGCGCGTGATGGTGACGGTACCGCCATCGGGGGTGACTGTCGTTTTGAAGTTCACGCGCGCTTTGCAAGGGAGTATCGCGGGCGCGGCCGTGACGGCGCCATTGGCGGCCACCGTCTTGACCGTGCCGTCAACGGCTAGCTGCGCGTCATAGAACTGCCAGGCGACAGCGCCTTGCAGAACTCCGCTCAGGCCCGCGAGAATGTCAGCCATGTGCTCGCCCCCTGCCTAGATGATGCCGATGCCGGGAAACGCTTGCGTGCGATAGGCTAGGAAGCGCTGCCCGTAGCTGCTCTGCCCATAGTAGGCGGCGTCAGCGGCCGAGCCTGCAGACGCCTGCGGGCGCGCGGCAAACGAAACGTCAAGGTCACCCGACTTGATGCGCGAGACGCCGCCGCCGGAAACCTGAGAAATCTGCGCCTGCTGGCTGGTGCCCTGACCCGCCATGACAAGCTCATGCGCAACCCAAAAAGTCTGCGCGCTGGTGTAGATAGTTTCGGGCCAGTTCGTGCCCACGAACTGCCCGGCCTCCGCGATAAGCTGGTCAATGAGAGCATCATCAACGTCAGCGAATTCGGAAAACCGGGCCTTGATCGTGGCCGCTGTGGGTGCGGTGTAGGGCATTAGCCGGCGTTGAACGCTTTTTCAGCCGCGGCGTGCGCCTGCTTTGCCCCGTTGAGGCGCTGCTTTGCCGCCGAGTGCGCGTCTTTGTTGTCTTTGGTCTGGCCGCCATCGGCTTCAAACGCAGCCTTGGCAGTGTCAACGGCCGCATTGGCCTCTCGCAGTTCCTTCTCAGCCGCGTCGAGGTCAGCTTTCAGCTGCTCTTGGCGGGTGTCGTCGTTCTCTTTGCCACGGCCGCCGACGCGGATTTGCCCGCTGTCGATGAGGCCTTTGTGGAACGGGTCTTTGGCGTCGAAGCCCTCAACCTCGGCCGATTGGCCAACGGGAATTTTGACGAGCTTGTCGCCGCCATCGGCGGGCTTGCCGCCGGTGCGCACGGCAACAGCGCGGTGGGGCAGCATGTTGGTGATGGTCGCCATGGTCTCAGTCTCCTTTTGCGGGTCAGTCCCGACCCCGCTGTCAGTGTGGATGCACTAAGGCCCCGGCGCTAGTCTGCCGGGGCCTCCCTGGTGCGAGTTAGAAACCGTCGCGGTAGCGAACGGCGCCCGGCCGGCGGATGTCGACGCCGCCAAAGCGGAAGATCCCCGGCACCTCATAGAACAGCCCTTTATTGTAGACGGGCAGGAAGCGGTGCGGCATCGGCAGGTGCAGTTTCAAAACGCTCGGGTCGCGCGTGTACGCAATCATACGCTGCGTGCCGCTGGCGCCCGCCGTCTCAAGGCCACGCACCGCGCGCATCATCAGCGTGCGGCCGGTGGCAACCAGAATGTTGGTTTTCATGAACCGCGTGTAGATGGTCTCAGTGCTGTCCACGCTCATGGGCGTGTTGACCAGATAGGCCCACCGCTCAGGCGACAGCAGCAGCGTGTCAGCGTTCTCGATTTGGAAGCTGTCAGACCAGATGTCGGTGAGGATTTCGTTGAGGTCAATCATCACCTCAAGCGGGGTTTTCGCAGACCACAGACGCGAGGTCGCGCCCGCGTTTTGCGCCACGTTCGCCGGCGTGATGTCGGCGTTGTTGATGAGGCCTTTGAAGCCCTTGAGCGTGTCGCCCAAGAAAGCCACCTGCTCGATGAACTCTTCCGAGACGCGGCGGGCGGTCTGCGCGCGGTCGGGCAGCAGGCTGATGCCCATCTGACGCGCCATGCCGACTTCCTGCATGCCGTACTCATAGCCGACACCGGCCATGTGGATGCCGGTTTGCGACTCGCGCAGAACTTGGCTGACGTTCGGGATGTCCATGGCCTTGCCGCCGATCCACGCGGCATAGCCCCGCGCGTCGCTGCTCATGTACGTGACCGACGCGGCCCACTCGGGCGCCGAGGTGTCGACGGGGATGAGGGTGGGGTACTGAATGTCTGGATAACGCTGAGCGTAGACGCCAGACTCAATGTGGGTGGCTTGGTTGCGGATGAAGGCCAGGTTGGCCTGGTCATCGAACATATTGACGCGCATGGGACTCCGTCCTGCTAGCTGATGTTTCCTTTTTGCTGAGTGGTGAGAAACCCGACGCGGCCAGCGGCTGGTTTGCAGTGCGGAGTTTTTAGCCGAGGCGAACCTTGGCGAGGTTGCCGTTGGTGGCCGTGGTCATGTAGCGGGCGCCGGCGATGAGCGTGTAGTTGGTCGCCGCCGTTTTGGTGAACGTGCCGTCAGCTTCATAGAAGTAGACGGGATCACCATCGGCCACGTTCTCAGCGACGGTCACCCAAATCTCACCCTTGGTGAGGTAGCTGATGTTTTGCCCCTGCAGATACTTGTCAATGTCCGTGGGCGTGACGTGGTCAACGCCCATGTCACGCACGGCAATGCCGAGGAATTTGTTGTCACCGTTCGCGGCCGGGACTTTGACGTTGCCGTCGCCCGTGCCGACAACAACGGGCTTGCCGAAGGGCACGCCAGCTGCGGCCTCGGCAACGCCAGAGGCGATGAGGGCGCCGAGCTGCGTGGCGATTTGGCCAACGAATGCCGGCAGGTGCGTCTGGCTGTAGGTCGTTTGGGTAGGCATGTGGGGTAACCCCTAACTGGTGTTCTGCGCGCGGCCTCTGCCGCCGTCAGTAAACTGGCAGGCGCTTAGTGCTGAGCTTGACCCTGCGGGCCTTTCCACGCGTCGGTGAGGTGCTTGTTGCGTTCCTCATAGGCCTTGTCAGCGTTGGGCGCACCGGCCGGCGGCGTGTAGCCCGGCTGGTGCTGGTGCTGCTGCTGCAGGGTGTCGAGGCCGGTGAACTGCTGTTCGCTGCCGTCTTTCGGCATCGCGGCAATGAGCGTGTCGAACATGACGGTGACGATTTCCGGCGCCTTGTCTTTGATGGCGTCGGCGCCCATGCGCGCGACCACGGCAGCTGACTTGATGTCGGCGTCGGTCTTGTTCGTGAAGTCGAAGGCGTCGCCCAAGATGCGCTTGGCCGAGTCCTTCACGCGGCCACGGTCGGCAACGAGGGCGTCAATCTGCGCGGGCGTCAGTTGCTTGGCCGTCAGGTCGGCAATCTGCTTGTCCTTATCGGCCAGGGCCGTCTTGTGGCCGGCGTCGAGCGCGAGGATTTTCGCCTCGGCGGCGTCGAGCTTGGTTTTGGTGTCGGCAAATTCCTTGGCCATCTTGTCGAAGATGGGCGCAGAGGCGGCATCCAGATTGATGGGCAGGCCGTCGAAAACACGAGCCTGCAAGGCAGGCGGGGTGATGGCGTTCATTGGTGAGTTCCCTTGGCAGGCGCAATCCGAAACCGACACGGGCACCACTGGCGCCCGGTCACCAACGCGACAAAACGCGCCGCACCGCCCGGTTTCGACTAGGGCGATGTGATTTCCCACGATGTTCCGCATGACGGCGTCATACGGCTCATTATCAAAGATGCCCGTTTCACGGGTCACGTCTGCCACATATCCGGCAGACAATTCGCGCTCACCGCGCTGAACCTTGTTGACGGCCTCGGCGCGCTGGATGAGCAGCCTGCCGGCAACAAAGTTGCCATCCCGCTGCATGGTCTCGCCGCTCAGGCCAACGCTGTGCTCATGGATGTTGGAGGCCGTGACGTTCTCCCACGGGTGCCCATCCGTGACAGGCTTGCGGGCGAATGAGGCCATGCTCGCGGGGTTAAAGACCTCATCGGCCGGGCGATACACGCGCACGATGTCGTCAGGCTTGCGGTCTTTGAAAATCTCATACAGCTCGCCGGCATAGTATTCATAAATGCCCGCGCGGCTGATGCGTGCCGACACGTCAAGGTAACCCTCAGGGGTCATGACTGCGCCAACAGCGGCCAGGTCAATCTTGTCGTTGAACTGCTTTGCCAAAGCCTGCACCCGCCCACGGTGATGATTCACCGCCGAGGCGAGCCATAAACCATATATGCGGCGTTTGCTACTGCCCCGCCTACTAGCCCTTGAGTCAGCACCGCCGGTGCGTGAGTAGCGCACCGGCGGGCTAGGCTGCAGGTATGGGGGTCTTGGGGGACTAGACACCTGCCCAGCCAGATTGCTGGCCAGTGTGCGGGTGTCAACGCTGCAGGCGCCGGTAAAGCTCATCAACCAACTGACGGTTGGTCATGTCACCCACAGACTCCAGCGCGCTCATGCACGTCAGCAGGGTGCGTTTGTCGGCGCCCTTGCCCTCGCCCCCGTAGCGGCGGCGCAGTTCCTCCCACCTCGCCTGCTCATCGGGGCTCATCCTCTGACTAGGGAACCGCGAACTTTCTGCGGGCTTTTCTTTGAGACGTGCTGAGCGGGCCATTTTGTTCACAACTCCTTAGGGTGTGCGTGCAAATAACATGACTGTGCGCGCTTGACTAGTGTGCGTACACGGTCCACTTAAGTACACACTACCCCTGAGAAAAGGAACTAACCCCATGTCGAAGAAAACCAACGTCGAGCGCGCCCGCAACCTCGCTGTGCGCTTCAAGCGGATCAAAACGGCCATCATGGTCACTGATACGCTGGTCGATGGCTACTTTCTCCGCCGTGCCGAAGAAATCGAAGCGTTCAACGCCGAGCTGCAACCCATGCTCGCGCCCGAAGCTGAGACGCCGCCGGCCACGCAGAACTAACCACGAGACGGCATAGCGCCGACTTGGCCCCGTGGCCCGCTTGAATGCGGGCGCGGGGTTCAGGCGTTGAGAGGGCAACCTTTCATCACCCCACAACTGGCAGGAGGCAAATCATGTGGGTCTATATCGTGGCAGGCTGCTCACTCATCCTCGCAGGCATGGGCTTGGGCGGCATCAGCGGCGCTCTGGCCTATGACGGCTTTGAGAGCATGCTGAAAATACCCGGCGCCGGGTTCATTGGCCCGTGTGTGGCCGTCGCCCTCATCGGCGCGGCCATCGCCAGCGAGTTGATGCTCAAGGCGCGGCGCTGGCCCATGCTGGTGGTCATGGTGCTAGTCACCATCGTGCTCGGCCTTGTCGATCGCCACAGCGGTGAACTCGCCCTGACCAACAAGGTGAACGCCGCCATGGAAGTGAACGCCCGCGCGACGGCAGCCTACAACGCCGCGGCAACGGCCAAGGCAGAGGCTGACAAAAACATCGCCGCGCTGAACGTAGAGCTTGCGGTGATGACGGGCGATGACACGCGGGCGGCTCAGCAGTTGCTTGGCGTGATTGTCGACGGCAAGCGCGGCACCGACACCGTGAAGGCCATGCAGGAGCGTGCCCGCGACATTCGCAGCGAGCGCGCTAAGGACATCGCCAAGGCTGATGATGCTGCGGTGGTGTTGAAGGGCGGCGCACCGGCGACGGCACTGCCGTTCAACCTGCACGATGCGAGCATGTACGCCACGCTCATCACCATTGCCAGCGTGGTGCTCGCGTTCCTCGGCTCGCTGGTGGCGTTCGGCCTCAAGCCGGAACTCAAGGCTGAGGATGTGCTTGATGCGATGGAACAGCACACCGACGAATGGGAACGGCAGATTGGCGAGTTGTCCACCTTCCTCGCCCCGTCATCGGATCCCGGTGAAAGCCGTCCGATGGTGAATTAACGCGTTAACGTTCCTGTTAACTCAAGCCCCTGCCGCAAGGTGGGGGCTTTTTCTTTGCGCGCTCAGCGAGTTGTCAGATTTTCACCGACTGAGGGCAAGCGGCGCGGCAGTGACTTTACCCCACCACCGCGCCACAGGGCTCTAACCAGCTGAGCTACAGGCGCAACGTCCTCACCTGAGGGGAATCGAACCCCCGCATAAAAAGCGAACGCCCCCGGCTTGTGACCGGGGGCGCTGTAGGCACGTCGCTGATGTGGCCCCGATGGTTGGAGCGAGGGGCTGCGGCTCTAGAAACCGCCGGCAGGGAGGCCCCAACGCCTTTGCCCCTGCCGCCTATGTCCTCACCACGGTTTTACCCGCATGGGGCCGATGAATTCTGTGGCGGCGCAACCTTGTGCCGTGAAGCAACTACGCCGCCTTGCCGTGAGTGGCCCCATGTGCGCGCCTGTGAGGAGTCCTCACGCGAAGCAGTCAGAGACATCAACGGGCCTGAAAGCTTTTAGACAGCACATCGGCTTTGCTGTTGGTCAGTGCATGCCAGATTGCTGGCAGCCGGTCAACTAGGGCCTGGTCGGGTCTTTCGCATCCTCAGGCAGCTTGCCGAACATTTTGCCGCTGAGCAGTTTGCGGCGCACGCGGTTCAGCGTGATGGGAAACGCCGCGCCGACAAACAGACCGATGGTCAGGAAGATGATGGCCGTGAGCATGTAGACCCTCCGTTAAGCTGATTTCTTAAAGGGCACGGGCTCGGCCGCCACGTCAACGATTTCCACCTTGCGGGTGCGCGAGTGCATTTCTCTGCCATCCTGGTGCTTCATCGTGATGGTCATGAGGGTCACCCCCGAGTGCTCGCACTTCTGGATGATGACCCACGGCACGCAGCGCGTCATGGCAATGATGATGTCATTGGCTGACCACCGCGCCTGCGCTAGGGCGATCTCCCGCCCGGTCATCCACATGACCACGGCGTCAAACGCCTCATCAAAATCGGCTTGGCTCACCCGACTGACCAGCCGGCAGAACATGCGTTCGCGCCACTGCTCAAACGATTTCGGCCGCGTCAGTTTCAGCGTCGGCGGCAGGTGTTTCGGATCAATCATAGCAGCCCCTTTGCCTTGAGCGCGGCGTCAATTCGCGCATCCTCTGCGGCGGTGGGCAGGCCTTCCATGGCGTTGGCCGTCACGTTGATGAACGTTTGCCAGGCGCGGCGCTTTTCCTTTTGGGTCACGGCGCCGGATAGCTGCACCGCATAGACCTTGCCCGCATACTTCAGCAGTTGGCCAATGGCTTCCTCAGGGGTGGAGCCGATGGCGTTGGCGTCTTTGCCGAACTGCGCGAGCAATTCAGCCATCACCTCACGCCTGACTATCGCCCGTGTGTCTGTCACTCGCCTGCCTCCCACAGCAACGCGAGGAATACACGGGCGGGGCGAAATGAAAACCCCGCCGTGGGTTCGGACCCGGCGGGGTTTACTGCCGGTTTCCCGGCGGGGCTGTTTGTCATTCCCTATTTCATCTTGCCTGCCTCCTGCCGTTGCGAATTCTCAAAGCGTCGGGCGTTGCGCTGCGCGCGCTTCGCTCGAGCTGCGTTGATGGCCTCAATACCCGCCTCATCAATCGGCCGCAGCTGGTTGGCCTGGTCGGCGCGGAACGGCTTGGGCTTAGGCGGCGGGTCATCGGGCTTGGGCGCGTCGGGGTACGGCTTCCGGCCGGCGCGCATGTCGACATAATCTTTGGGGTCGAGGCCCACGGCAGCGGCCAGCCTCGCGACGCGCGCGGCGTATGGGCTGCGGTCACGCGTCTTGGCGGCAACCTTGTGTTCGCGGTTGTTCATGGTGAGTCTCCCTGCCTAATCCAATTCCGCGAATGAACACATGAAATCGCACGCAGGGGCAATGGGGTTGGTGGTGGGCCAGTCTGCGGGGATGTCATCAATGAACATGCGCACGTCTTTAATGCGCGTCAGCTTCACATCAAGCTCACGCGCCAGGGCGGCCATGCGCGCAAACTCTGCGGGGAAGTGCTTGCGCACCAGCGACCAGTAATCTGGACTCGTGGCCTTGGGGCACGGAATGCAGTTGTTGTTGTGGAAGCCCAGCCCGTACATCACCGGCAGGGCGATCCCCGCCGCCTGAATGAGCGCCAGCACGTTCTGCTTGTTGAGGCCCGCCTCAATGAGGGGCGCTCGCACGCTGACTAGCTCGGGGAAATTCGCCTTGAAGTTCTCAAAGCGCTTCAGGTCTGCGCCGTCTGCCGTGTATCCAAAAACGTGGCGGTCATACGGGCGCTGGTAGGCGAAACGCGGCATCTTTTTCAGTTCGGTGGTGCAGAGCGCGCCATCAACCCCGGCCAGCCATCGGCGCTGTTCCCACACATCCCATGTGCTCGCGTATCGGTCTGACTTGATGACCTCAACGGGCGCGTTGAACCACCGCACACAATCGGCAATGAAACGCGCATTGTCAGGATGCTCGGCGCCGGTGTCGCAATAGACCACCACGGCATCAGGATTTTCGCGCAGCGTTAGCTTGGTGGCCACGGCAGAGGCAGCGCCGGCGGAAAACCAGCAGAGTGTGCGGCCCTCGGTCATCGCGCTATCAGCGCCGCGAGTTCTGCGAGTAGAGCGGCCTGCGGGCTCTTGGGCCACTGCTGGCCAGCGCGCTCATCAAAGCTGAGGGGCAGCGCGGTGCTAGTCTCGGCAATCTGAACGCGCCAGTGGCTCAGCGCGTCTGCCATGGCTGTGAATGAAAGCTCACGCGCATCGGCCATGAGGCGCAGGCCGCCAAGTGTCACGTCGAGGAAGTCAGCGAGGAACACGGTGAAATAGGAATTTTCCTCTGCGATCATGCGGAACTCATCAAGGCCTGCAACGCCGCTGTGCTCGCACTGCTTGAACTGCCGCATGACATGCACGCGGGTCTGCAGACTGGCGCCGCTCACGCGCGCGCATTGGTCGAATAGCTCGGCTGCCTCAGTCATATGCGTTTCCCAAAAATGAAGCCGGGTTTGAGTGGGTCGATTGTGCAGGGGTCAAATCGGTGCCGCGTCTCCGCTGCATCCACTGCGGTCAACGCCATATGAAAATCAGGAAAGGGCTCATCGGGGTGGAAGATGAGGCAGCACATAAACACGCCATCTGCCACCTGACCAACCAACACGCCCGCGCGGCGTGGGCGCACCTCTATGACATCCAACGATGTGCAGAGATTGGCGAACAGGAACTCATTGCGCTCGCCAGCCGTATGCCAGCCCAACACCGTGAGCGGTTTGTCAGTCATCCTTTTGCTCCTGCCAACTTTGTTTCAGCGTCTTTTCGCGCATCGCCGCCTTGCGCCTCTGCTCTGCATATGGGCCGGGCCACAGGGAAGTCATGAGCAGGTGATAGGCAATTTGCGCCTCGGCCATCTTGAGGTGTTCCATGTAGAGGGTGCGGCGTTCCTCAACGCTGTCGTTATCGCCCTCGGGGCCGTGGAATGGCTCGCCTATCTGCCTGCCCATCCACTCGCGGTGAAAGTCGCACAACCCTTTGCCGCGGCTCCACCCATAGCAGAACGGCACGCGGCATGAGCCGTGGAAGCGGTCAGGGTTGGTGATGGTGATGTGGTCAAGCGGCTGCATCGGCGGGCCTATAGATCAGCTTGGCGCCAAAGCGCGCATCCTCCCACTGCCGGCGGTGCAGCAGCCAATAGACCGTTGGGCGCAGCAGCTTGAGCGGCACCTCATCGGCCACCGCTTTGACGCGCGCCTCGCGCCCCTTTTTCTGCGGGATGAAAACGCCGTGGATGTCGATGAGCATTTTAAGTTCAGACGCCCACAGCGTATCAACCAGCCGGATGGGTGACGTGGGCAGCGGGCGGCGGTCACAGTGGTGGCCGTAGTTAAAGCTGCCTTCCTCTTTCGCCACCTCCCACCACAGGCCATCAGTGTTGCGCGCCATGCACCAGCCAGGCGGCAGCGCCTTCACACACGCGGGCCTCAGCTTGGTCGACGTGTAGAGGAACATGCGCGAGCACACGGCTGAGTAAATCATGCCCTGCAGCGAGAGGCGGGCGATGCTGTCGCCATCGCCTTTGATTTCCACGCCGATGAGTTCATCAGGCAGCACGGCAGCGATGTCGAGGCGCGCGCTGCCCCAGCTGCCCACCGATAGCTCAGGGATGATGACCGCCGCCGGCCACTCGCGCCTGAGCCATTCAATGGCCTCGGCGCGCAGGGTGCTAGCTGTCTGCATTGGCCAACTCAAGCAGCACGTCAGCATGGCAGGGGGCATCAAGCGGGCAAAAGCACGCAAGATTTTTGCCGCGAAGTTCTGCGCGGATTTCATCGACACGGCCAGGCGTCTCGATCTGCAGCGCGCGGAACCACTTCACGCAGTTCTCAGCGGTAGGGTGCTGATACAGCGTATCGAATGATTGGCGCGTCAGCCCGTATTGCCCAACCTTGTACGGGTTGCCCCACCGGCCTGCAGCGCCTTTACCGCGCGTGACCTTCACGGTGTTGTCTGGCATGCGCCAGCCCTTCACGCGCCTGAGTTGGATGCGCTGCGGTTTCATTCATCAAACTCCGGGTCATCCCAATTCATTTCAATGAGGGCGTAGGCTATGCCGCCGGTCATCGTCATGGCTTGGGCAAAGCAATCCTCTGCGATATCGCGCAGCTGATCGCGCGTAACCTTGTCGATTAGCGTGAGCATTTCGTTAAGGCCCTCATCGGCCGAGAACTCAAGCAGCAGTTTGATGAGCTTGAGGCGATCCCCGAGGCCGTCGACAAGCGCGTGTGTTTCAGTCATGCGCTGCGAGGTCATTGGTGCCCCTTGCAGTATGTCGATTGCTCAGCGGGCACATCGTTTTTCCAGCCCTGCGCCTCGCCCCATTTGCGCCAAGCGCAATTCCAGCCGCTCGCCTGCATCGCCCATGTGGTGGCCTTGAACGTGCCCATGATGATGAAGGCCATGAGGGCGAGGAACAGGATGGTGAACATAGCCGCGGCGAACACAGAGGGCTTGCGGCGCTGCTTGAGCGGCGGCGGTGGCGGTGGGCTGGTCATTTCTTCCTCGGCAGGCAAAGCAGCAGGACAACGATGAGCGGCAGGAATGCGATTGATAGCCAAGCGGCAATGCTCATGGCTTCACCTGCAGGCCCGCTGCCACGAGCCATTTAGACCATGCACGCTCAGCAGCACGCTTTGCGGCCGCCATGGTCTTTACCTCGCCATACCCCTTGGCGGTCCACTTCATGTGAACGCCGTCGATTTTCCAAACGAACACGCCGTCATGACGTTTGACGGCTAGCGCTATGTCGACATTGAAAGAGTAACCAACGAAACCCTCGTTTCCGATTTCCCGCCACTGCAGATTCATGGCGCTCACCGATACCGCACATAAACGGTGTGCTGAGGCGGCACGGCCTCAATGTCCACGATGTGGATGACGTCGCGCACATCGTAAGGCGCCGAGTCTGCGTCAAAGCCGATGGCCTCGCCAACACGCGGCACCATCTGCGCAGTGTCGGTGTGGATGGTGCGCGTGGGCTGTCGCTCCCACGTATCGCCACCGGGGTGGATGTGTTCATAAATCACGGTGTGTTTCATGGCTGCCTCTCGCTGCTTTGTGTGTCGGGTATCATCGCGCCGCAGAAGCGGCGCAAATGAAGCTCAAGGCATTTCGGGCAAACCGTGTTGCCGTCAATCTTGAGCTTGTCCTCATCGTCGGTGCCGTTCGCGGGCTGCTTGTGCCCGCAGGCGTTGCACGTTGCCGGTTGCTGTAGCCAATACATCAGGCCAACCCTTTCAACGTCTCAAGCACCGCCTGCATGCACGCTAGCTCATGGTCAGCCTTTTTCTGCGTCAGCTTACCGGCTGCGATGAGGCGCGGGTAAACGTGCTTGCGCTGCGCAATCTCGCGCTCAACGCAGGCGATTTGCTGAGCGAGGGAAAAGGTGTGGGGATCGCCTGCGAATAGGTCAGCCATGTCAGTCAACAAGCCTCTGGTAAAAGCGCTCGCGCGCCTGGTTGGTCAGTTCCTCAGTGCGCGCATTGTCGGGGTAGGCGGTTAACGCCTCACCCCACTCACGTATCAGCGACACGACTCGCGGGTCATGCGGGTCGAGGTCTTTGCCATGCGCCGCCCATATCGTGCGCGCTGCCAGCGAGAACAGCCAACCGCCGGTGTTGTGCAGCACTATGTGGTGATGCGCTATCGGCAGATCGGCAAGCAGGCGCTCGGCAAGGGCAATGGTGCCCTGCCGATACGCCACGCAGAGGGCTTGGATTTCGTCGGTGCTTGGCTCAGTCATCGCCAAACTCCCGATAACGTTCCTCGGGGATCCACCGGCCGGGCTCAACCTCAATCTGGCATCCGCCCGCCCACAGGTTGAAGCGGCTGGCGTGGCCGCTGTCCTGCCATGCCTGCGAGCAACGGAACTCGCAAAACATGAGTAACAGCCAGAAGCCAACTGCGAGGGCCAGCAGCGTGCCGATGAGCACGATGGTGGCAGCGTGCCTGTTAATGAACTCTCCCATGGCGGTTACTCAAAATCCAAGCTGTCATCGCCATCGTGGTTGCGCTCGTCCATGGCGGTGCTTTCGTCAAGGAACGGGTCAGAGCGCATGACGCGGCGCGCGGCGGCTGCCGATGAGAGCTTTGCCGCGGCGTAGTCATCGCCAGCCATGTTCGGCGTGCTCTTGGGCGGCGCGCTGGCTGCAGGCTCAACCCACAGCTTGACGTTGTTGCAGGCGAACGTGGGTTTGAGCAAACCGACTTCCATGACGCGCACGCGCTTGCCCGCGCCCTTGCCGTCGATGACTTCGGCCAGGTCGCCAACCGTTATGGCGTCGTCACTGGTTTGGTAGGTGTAGAGCCGTTCCCTGATGTCGGGGGCTGCGGGGCTGGCGTCTTTGTTGAAGCTGCACTTGATGTAGCGGATGCCCATCTATCTATCCTCGTTGATTGAACTTCGATTGCCGATTTAACCTCTGCGTAGGCCTGCGGGGCGAGCTTTTCACACTCGCCCAAGTTGCGGCCGTTATCGGCAATCCACTGGCCCCACACGTCGAGGGTGCGCAGCTTCATCACCTGAGCCACCGCAGCAGCGGCCCACGTCTCCCATTTCTCGCGTAGCTTGTTCACTTACCCGCGTCCTCGCGGCCCCACAGGTAGCCGCGCAAGAGCATGACACCACCATATATTGCGAGGCCGATGAGGAAGCCTGCAGCGTTGCTAGGGGCGGTGCTGGCCATCATGACCGCCACACCGATTATCGCCCCCAAATACGTGCCGAAAAAGCGAACGGCCTTCATCAGATTTCTCCTGCCTCTCTATTGCCCTATGCCAGAATTCTGGTAGCTGTCAACCATTGGGTAACGCTTCAGGGTCATTCTACGACTCAGAGACAGAGCCCAACCACTCTGGCAGGAGCAACCAACATGACCCGCACCCTTACCGAAGAACAGCAAGTTGACTTGGCTGACCTCTATAACGCGCTTGAAGAAACGCCGAGCGCCAAGCTAACAGACCAGCTGCTTGAAGGCTGGTATGAGCAAGGCCTCAAAGCCGCCGGGCGTGAGGATGAGGTTGACAGCCTCACGCAGTGGCTCGCCATGGCAGACATTGCCGCTGATGAGCGGGCATTCGGTGAAGCGTGGGAGCGTGCTTATGAGCGCATGCACGCCCACGCTGACGCTGAGCGCAAAGCAAAGGCCGAGCCGAGCGAGGATGACCTCATGTCTGAGTTTGAGGCGTGGATGACCGCGCAGCAGCTCAGCGGCGGCGATGACGCGCACAGTTACCTGATGCGTGACGACATCACCCCCGAACAGCGCCGCTGGCTTTCTGATTTCGTCATCCGTTGGGATGCGATGGAAGCCCGCCGCAAGGCTGAGGCATAAGCCATGCGCAACAAAACGCACCTCGGGTGGGGTCACCTTGACATCACCATCGGCAGTGACCCCGTCAGCGATGAAATGACACTCACGATAGTTGGCCCCAAGGCTGACCAAGAGGTCACCATTCGCATGAACGCCACCCGCGCTGCGCTGCTTGTCGCAGCCCTGCGCGACCACAGCAGCCGCCTACCGCGGCAGGATGATTGAGCCATGAAAGCCAAAGAATTCATTCAGCGTTTCAGCACCAAGACGCGCGTGCTGTCGGGCTTCTGCGATGGCATCGTGGTGCATCTGGTGCGCGGCGGTGACCGCTGGTTCGGCGGCGTGGTCGACGGTGATGAGGCTTGGCTTGTGCCGTTTCACTCGCACTTTGCCGCCCTGCATTTCTACTGGTCGGCTGAGCTAGACCTCAGCGATGCTGTCGCCAGCTGGCTGGTCGAAAATACGGAGGCTGCATAGATGGCCGCCGCACCGATCATGCACAGCTTTGACATGCGCGATGGCCGTATTGTCGGCGTGCGCTTCACCATGGATGACGGCAGTGAGCGCGTTGTTGGCGCAAAGGTCGAGGTGGTCGACGTTGAGCCTGAGGGCGAGTGGATTGCGGAGGCGGCCTTTGCAGAGTCCTGAGGGAAGTCTTTTCAACACACGCGATGAGGCCGTTGAGGCGGCGCGCGCGTACAACAAGCACACCGGCCACGAGCCGGGTGGTTCCCCGCTATTTTACTATGAGACGCGCGACCATGTGCAGTGGCGAAAATGGACGGTCGTTTACGGCACGCGGAAGCAGCCAGGCACTGAGGTGCAGCGCCTGAATGAGGGCGAATTCGTTCACAAGCAGTGGCATATGATTGCCACATCGCAGAGCGGAAATCGGCTGTGGGATGGCTATTACGATGACACCGCGGAACAGCGTGAGGAAGCATCCAAGGCGGCCGAGCGGGCCATTGCAAAGGGCTGGTATGTCTACGCTGACCTCATCACGCGCTACAAATTCGGCGCTCCCGACAAGGACATTTCGGGGTTCAATATGCGGGTGAAGCATGAGCGCTGAGCGCATATACAGCTATAAGCCCACGCTGCCGCCGCGCTTCACCTGCACCGACGCCGCCGGCCACGCCATAGACGTGCGCGACGTGCTGACGCCTGAGCAGCGTGAGGTGCGCTGCGTGCTGTGGGAATACAGCCATGAGCTTGGGCGCATGGTCATTGTTGATGAGGGAGTGAGAAAGGTATGACACCTGAACAGAAGATTAAGCACGCAATCATGGTGGCGGATGCGCCGAACAATGATGAGCCGCTGCCGGAAATAACGGCCGAGAACGTCGATGACGTATGGGATGCGCGCTCTGCAGAATGGGCGATGCAGGAGGCCATTGAGGAATTTCGCAGCGGCGAAATTGAAACGCCCGACATCAAAACCGAATACTCACGCCACTACGAGTCCAAAGCCGTGGCGGCCAAAATACCCGATGGTTCGTGGGTGGGTTGGACGTTCTGGTATGGCGGCGGCAAACACGGCAACCCCGAGGAAATCGACTGGATGAGCGAGGCCTATGACCTCCGCGTCACCGGCGAGCGCGTCGTCACCACGCTCATCTTTGAAAAGGTCGCGTAGCATGCGCAAGGTTCTGAAATTCCAATTCGAGACTGACGGCACGCGCGTGTTGCGTGTTGGCCAGTTTTCAAAGGTGGTGCATTTCGCCAGGCAGCGCGATGCCGTCATGGTGTGGGTTGAGCACCTTGTGGATGCGGTCACAGACCGGGTGCTGACGCTGCAATATTTCGGCACCGGCCATGAAATCCACGACACCGACATGCGGCACATCATGAGCACGATTGATGGGCCGTTTGTCTGGCACCTCTACGGCAAGACGGAGAAAGCATAGCCATGGCCACGGTCACAATCGACAAGCTCACCGCTGACGACTTGGAGTCGCTCACCGCCTGGTTGCGGGATCGCGAGGAACATAACCGCGTGTATGGGCGCGATGATGAACCCGTCGACGCGCGCGAAGCCACGCGCCTCAAAGAGCGGCTGAAAAGCGCTCACCAAGATATTAACGAGTGGGAGAAAGAGGCGGACAAGCTGCGTGAGGCGGTTTCCGAACTGATTAGCCAAGTGATGACGCAGGCAGAGCGCATGATTGTGCCGGCTGAGGTCGACACTATTCTGCGCGCCGCAGCAGCTGAGACCACCAAGGCCGTCACCGCTTACGATAACAGCGCGCTCAAGTTGCCGTTCTAGCCATGCGCAAACCCGCTCGCATTGAGCACATGCATGCCGTGAAGTCGCTGCGTGTAACAGCGAAATACTGGCGCTATGTAGCGAGCCTCTGCGCCGATGCGGGCGAGCGGAAATACTTTCGCAATCGTGCGCGTGAAGATGACCGATGGGCGGACAAGATTGAGGAAGCTATGCCGCCTCGCCAACAGCCATGAACAACAGCAGGCCCAACGCGAGGGCCTGCAATGTTGTCTGCGCGTGGGTGACCAGCTCAGTGCGCAGCGGCGCCCGCCAGTCTTTCAGATGGCGGATGAGCCACGCCGAGTAGATGCACACCAGCATACCCAGCAGCGCCGCGTATTTCATGGCGATCGGCAGAAGGCCAACAGCAAGCCGATGCCCACCACCATGACCACGATGAGCCAACCAAGCGTGCGCTCTTTTCGGCGTTCCATTTCAGGGTCAACCGGCGGATAGCCCATCAGACTTCTAGCCCCTCTGCCTGCAACATAGCTTCCTCACTGTCGCTTAGCACAACCATGCGGCGCTTGCAGCGGCAGCGGGGTTCATGACCGGGGTGGCCCGTCTTGGGCGGCGGCGTGTCATTGCGAAACGTCTTGCCGTTGTTCGCCTTGTGCGTGGGCCTGACGACACCGTCGCCCATGTCGCGCCATTTGTAGAACTCAAGCCCCGCCTCGGCAGCTCGAGCCTCATCTAGGGCGTCGGCATACTTGGCCGTTTGATCCTGCGCGATGAGCAGCGCGCGAGGCTTCGCGAATTCAAAGTCAGCGCGCAGCTGCTTGGCCAGGGTGCGCGAGTTCGTGCCCGCCCGGTATGAGCTCCACATCTGCTGCTCAATGCGCGCGTACACATCGGCATTCAGCTTGGTGATGAGGGCAACGTTGTTTTTGGTCGACACCTCAAGCGCCTTGCGGATGGGCTCGATTTCCAGCAGCGGGCCGATGTCGAGGCGAACGGCGCCGCGCACCACGCCGCGCCAGCGCTGCCTATGCCACTGCTCAACGCGCGTGGCCCACTGCTCAACGTCAGGCTCTACAGCTGCCAGCAAGGCCGCCGCCGGCGCGGCCGTAGTGGCGAGGATGGCCTCAACGCCGCGCACCGTCAGCGTGTCGGTCCACGCCGCCTCAACGTACCCGAACTGCCGGCGGTAACTGTCGATGATCGGCCACAGCACCGCATAGAGTTCATCTTCAAGCACGGCCGTGGGCTCGATGACGGCCATGAGCTTGCTGACTTTGATGCCCGCCTCATGGGCCATCTGCTCAAGGTTATAGGCCACGATTAGCGGCCCTTACGCGTCGGCTTTTTCTTCGCGCGCGCCTTGCCCTTGGCCGCATCCCGCTTGGGCATCTTGCCTGGTGCGGGTATGGCCAGCTGCTTGTTCGGGTCCACGGGGATCGCCGCAGGCTCGGGGCGCAGTTCGTTCAGCTCGGCAGAGGTGGCCTCATTGAGCGCTTCCTCAAAGCCGGGGTACTGGCCGCCCTCAATCATGCGGTTTTTGATGGCCGTGCCGAGTGGCTTGGTGGGGATGATGCCCGAATTCAGGTAGGCCGTGTCAGCCTCGGCCTGTATCTTGTTCGTCTCGGCCGCCTCTTTCGGGCTCTGCGTCCAGATGGGATTCCACAGATACCAAGCGTCATTTTCGGGGTCATCAATGCCCGCGTGGCGCAAGAGCATTTCATCTAGCTTGTGCAGTGTCGGCGTAAGGTCGTTCTCTTGGTCGGTGGCAATCCTCGACGCATAATTGCGCATGTCGGATTCGCCGGTGGCGTTGAGGCCCGCAGGCGCCTGACCCAAAAAGCGCGTCATGGGGATGTCCACCGCGCCGGCAGTGATCTGCAGGAACATAAGGGTGACAGCGTCGATGTTGGCCAAGTTCACCTGCTTGCTGTCATACGTCTCACCACCGCCCATCAGCAGCGTGCGGAACGTGGATTTGCCGTAGGCGGCCAACTGCAGGCGCTGCATGAGCAAGGCCTCAGTCTCGGGGTTACCCAAGTGCTGCTGCAGGTTTTCCATCATCACCACGTCAACGCGCGCTTCCTCGACAAGGCGGGCGCCTGACTGCATGGCAATGGCCGCGTTTTTCACCGCGTCGTTTATGGCCTGCACGATGCTGTCACCCCACGGGTCATTGGTCTGCACCGGGTCGGGGATGTCGCTACCCTTGAACATGATGACGCGTGACCAGTGAATTTTGGTGGGCAGGCCCACGCCCGTGTTCAGGTCGAAAAGTTCGGGCAGGCCGTAGTTGTCGGCGCCGGGCATCCAATTGAGCATGCCGTCAATCGTCAGCTGCGTGCGCGGCACGGCAATGACGTACCTGATGCCACCCTCGCCAATCTGTTCGGGCTTCAGCGGCTTGCTCATGTCGCGGTTACCCGCGCCGATGATGAGCGCGCCACCGCCGAGCATGCGCGACCACGTAAGCGCCTGCTTGACCTTCTGTCGGATCCCGAATTTGCGCTCAGCGCGCTCAATCAACTCGATTTGGTCGGGCTCGAGCTGCCACCGGCGCCACTGTGCGGTCATGTCGTCTGCCGGCAGCTTGCACGCCTTTTTGACAATCCAGTCGCCGCGATACGCGTTCATGAGTTCGGCGTCATTGAGGGGCGTGAACCCCCACACGTCAGCATCCCGGCGGCCGCCGCCCATGCTGGTGAGCACGTTACCGAGGCCGTCACCCAGCCTCACCGTCTGCATGACCTTTGCGGCCCGGTCATTCATCGGCATCACGTTGGATGCCGCCGCCGCCGCGCCTGGTGCTTTGCTGGCGCGCGGAGAGGCTGCGCGTTTCGCCGGTGTCTTGCCTGCCATCACAACAACCTCAAAATATCCATGCCCTTGCCGATGATGTCTGCCACAGCATCCATGGTCGGGTCTACTTGGTCATCATTTTGCCCGCCGGGGAACGCCAGCAGCTCAGCGATATAACCGGGCAGCCACGGGGCATTGCGGGGCAGTTTCACCATCCCATTGGCGAATGCCGGCGCCGTGTCCATGCCGCGCGTGACCTTGTCCTCAGTGTTACGGGGGATGCCGATGACGGGGATGCCCTTGAGGGATTGCAGGAGGCCTGTGCCTGACGCCTTGTCCTCAATCTTCATGGCGCGCAGGTAGCCGCGGCCCAAAATCTTATCGTCCTGCTTGTGCTTGGCCCAAAAGAATTGCGCCTGCTGCTGCAGCTTGGGCGCATCCCATTTGCCGCGCAGTTGGTCGATTAAGTAGGCGTTGCCGTCTACGCCCGCGCCCCAGCACTGGAAAACTGAATAGTCGTTTTCCTCGCCCTCCTTGTTGGCCGTGTCCGCGAAGATTGCCCGCCACAGGAGGTTAGGCAGCGTGTCCCAATAGCTGAGATAGTCGCGCTTAAACAGCGCGCCGCCCATCGCCATGGGGTTCTGCATGTACTGAGACCAGAAAACGTACTCAGCGGTTTTCAGGAGCTCAATTTGCTTCTCGCTGAACTTCTCTGCCCACAGGGGGCCATCGGGCAGCCCGTGTTCAATCGGCAGCCCGTGCGTGTACTCGCTCGGGTACTCAACTGAGTTGTCGATGGTGACGGGCAACAAGAGGTGATCCCACACGTCGCCTGACCCGCCCTTGAGCAGGAACCCGCTCATGTCATCCATGTGCAGCCGCTGTTGAATGACGATGATGGGCACTTCCTCGCGCATGATGCGGTTGCGCAGCGAGAGGTTGAAGTTGTTGTTGACCTTGTCGCGCTTGGGCTTTGACGATGCGTCGGCGGGCTTAAGCGGGTCATCAATGAGCAGCGCGCCTGAGAATATTTCGTTAGCGTCCATGCGGCCGGCGCGGAAACCCGTGACGGGGCCATCGGCGGGCTTGGCCATGAACTGGCCGCCGTTCTGCGTCGTCCACAGGCCCTGCGTGTTCTGATCGGCGCGAAATTCCGTGGGCCAGAGCGCCTGGTATTCAGCGGCGCCGATGATGTCGCGGATGGTGGTGGAGTTGAAGCGCACGAGCGGGTCGCTGAATGACGCGTGCAGGAAACGGGCTTGCGGGAACATGCCGAAGCCGCGCGCGACCATCATGATGACGGCCAGCATGGTCTTACTGAAGCCCGGCGGGATGTTGATGATGACGCGGGTGCGCCGGCGCATGAACACATCTTCAAGCACCTGCGCGATGATGCGGTGGTGAGGGCCTACGCGGAAACGCTCAGCCAGGCTGCGCTTGAAGAAATAGCGGCTGAAATCGGTGTGGGATGTCTGCAGAATAGCCTTGAGCGCGCGGCGCTCAGTCGTCGTCGCTGTCGTCAAGGTGCCGGCGTCTTGCAAGCTCTAAATCCTCTTTTGTCAGCGGGGCAACGCCCATTTCGCCGCTCACCTGCACCTGCAGGGGCTTGCCCTCTGGCGTGGCCAGGTCGGTGGTCTGCTTGAAACCGCGCTCACGGCCTAGGCGGTCGAGAATGTAGCGCGCGGCCGTCACGTCCTTTTTCTCGATCGCCGCCGCGTAAATTATCGCCTCGGCATCATCCAAAAGCACCTGCTTGCACTGCTGCTGCACTTTCAGGAGGTGTTCACTGTTGGCAATGCGCACCTGCAGGTTAGAGCGCAGCACGTTGAGGGCTCGAGCTGCCGGCGCGACAACGCCGCGGCTCTTACGCAGAGCGCGGGCAATGTCTTTGTCGGTGATGCCCTTAGGCCCCGTGCGGGTGCCGTGGGGCAATCCGTCTTTGCGTTCGCGTTCCCTAGCCATGATGTGCGCTTACCGCAATTCTGGCTGCACGCCAAACGCGCGAGGAATGCGCTCAGATGGCGAGGCCATACATGATGCCCAGCAGGATGATGAACACGGCGGCGAAAAGGCTGAGGGCACGGCGCACATGCTGCCAGCGTTCGGCGCGCTCACGCTTGCGCTTGCGCTCGTCCATCCACTCTGACCATGGGTCGCTGTCGGTCACGGCTGCACTGTCGGCGGAAGGGCGCGCACGATGAAGGGCAGCGCCAGCAGCATGAGCAGGAGGAAGCCCACAAAGCTGAGGGCGAGCCACTTAAGCACCGGGGCCACCCGTGCTGTTGCGCTGTGCGGCCGCAACCTTAGCGGCGATGGGGTCGACCACCTCAAACGCCGTTTCCGGCGCCTTCATATCAAGCCGCTGCTCTGTCGTGATGATGCCTTGATCGGCAATCACGCGCAGGGTGCGGTTGATGTTCACCAGCGCATCAGCTGTGCGCCGCTGGTGGTGCGCCATGTCGATGGTGCGCAGGCACGCGCTCGGGATGGTGATGGCCAGCCACATGATGGCGCCGGTCGAGAACACCGCGCAGGCAATCAAAATGCCCTGCTCGAAATTGTTAAAGCCTTCCATCACAGATACCTGACTTTCCGGGGTGGTGGGTCTTTTGGGCGCATAACCGATGAGCCACCAACAGGCGGCTGTGTTGGCCCGTTCGGGTTCGGACGCGGCCGATAGCCACCCTCAGGGTGCGGGCCAGGCCCCCAATCCTTCACCGGATCAGTTTGACCGCTCAGCTTTTTGCGCAGGCCATGAATGACAAGCCACTGATTCAGCACCAGCACCGACAGCGCCATGACTGCGCAGGCCAAGGCCACGTTGACAACCAACACGCTGTTCATCAGCGCACGACTCCGAAATGGGCTAGGCCCACGATGATGGCCAGGCCGATAATCAACAGCGCGGTGCCCTCGGCCACATCACGCAGCATCACTTGCCATCCGATGCGTTGACGTGGCGGGTGCGCTGCTCAAGCAGGTCGACGGCTGCGGCCAAACCTGAAATGCGCGTTGCATCGGTCAGCGCCTGCACCCGCATCTGCATCACGCGCTTGCGCAGCTGGTAGATGGCCCACGCCGCGGCGAGGATCCCAGCGCCCGACATCGCGAAGCCGGCGGCGACTATGTGCGTGAGGGTCACCGGCGCACCATCTTGAAAATCCCGGCATCCCACAGCGTGCCGTCAGCCCACACCACCTGCTGCACCTCAGCGAGTTCGCCGGTGTGCGGGTGCGCGAGCATGAACTTGGCCCGCGCTTCCGTGTCGACCACCAAGCCGACAAGCTCCACCTCGGCCTTGGCAATATTGCCAATGGCCAAGTCGATGCTGACGCGCGAGACGCCGTGAAACATTTCACCCGTCTCGCTGTCGTTGACGCTCGTGCTGCCAGGCAGAACAACGCCGCCGGTGTGCGTGATTTTCACCGTCCTCATGACTGTTCTCTCAGCTTGCGGGCTCGAGCTGCAACCTCGCGCAGCGATGACTTGGCAGCCGCGCGGAAGTGGTCGACGGGCACCACCAGCTTGCCCGCTTCCACGCCCTCAATCATGTCGATGAGGGCGCGGTGATGCGGTTGCAGGGGTTGGCCCATCTGCTGCTCAAAGAACTGCTTGAGCGGCATGCGCTTGGGCGCGGCCACTGGCCTACGCCTTGGCGGGCGGCTGATAGTCGGCGGGGATTTCGAGGAAGGCCGACTCCGGCTGCGGGTCGCCAAAGTCGTCGCCGTTGTGCTCGGCCACATCGCCGCTCATGAAGCGGAAGAAATCGCCCTTTTTGAACCCGTCAGGCGGGTACTGATCGGCGTTGAACGTCGACACCGGGCGCTCAATGGCGGCCGCGCGGTCTTGGATGTGCTTGCGCACGGTGTCGGCAAGCGGTTGGTCATCGCGCACCGGGTTTGCGGGGTCGGTCACATCCGGCGCGGGCTTGCCGGCATCGCGCTGCTGGCGCTCGGCTTCCTCGCGTTCCTCGTCCGTGAGCGGCTTGTTGGCGTCGTGATCGGCCGCGGCGATTTCCTCCGCCGTGGCTTGGCGCAGGGTCGGAAGATAGAACTTGTGAGAGGTTGTGCGCGTGCCGTCCTGCCGCTCGCACAACACCGTGCCGCCGGGCATGATTTTGTCGATGGTCATGACCGGCCCGCCGGATTTCAGCACCACGCGGGTGCCCACCGAAAACTCATCGACGCCGCCGGCTGCGAGTTGGTCGACGGCCGCGCGGGTTGCATCGCTCGGCTTGCCGAAGCCCTGATCTAGCGGAACGTTGCGCGGGTTGTTGTAGCTGCCGCCAGCCAGTTTCGAGAGGTCCGATGCGTGCGACGCCGTCGCGGTTGTCTTGGTCGTGACGCCGCCGATTTGTTCGGTGAGGGTCGATGTGACCACTGCGGTGATGCCCAACGCACCCGCCTGCTGTTCAAAAAAACGCTGAGTCGCTTCGGCCAGTCGGGCCGTCAAATCCGCGTGGTTTTTCTGAGCGTTCTGCAGTTCGCGCTGGTCAACCATGTGCTGGCCCCGGCTGCGCATTTCGTTGCCCGTGCAGACCGACACGCGGCCGGCAGAGCGGTTCAATTCCTGCTGCAATTGCGTCAGGTCGGCGTCGCTGATCCGCAGCAATTTCGCCCCCGCCTGGTCGCCACTCTTGCCGACTGCGAGCGGGGTATTTCCGTTGATTGTGTCCATGGTTTTCAGGGCTCCTGCCAGATTTCTAGTGCCTCAACCTAAGAGAACGGCCCCGATCTGTTGCCAAATCGGGGCCGCCCCTGAGGTAGAAATCTAGCCCAAGCCTTGGAGCCTGAGACCGCTGGCCGCATCGGGCAGCTGCGCCGCCCAACACGACACGGGACATGCCACGGGTTTGACCGGGGCGCAACCCCAAGGCGAATTCACCCGGCATCGGTCTGCCCGTCGCTGCCAGAATTCCGGTAATACACCCGATAGCCGTGATCCCGCAGCACGCCGCCGCCGTCCGTGTCGATGCGCTGCGCCTGGTAGGCATCGGGCGCGTAGATTTCCTTTGCCTCGAATTCCACGCCTGTGAGCCACCGATGTGCCCACGCCAAGCCCTTGCGTTCGATGAAGTCGCTGACCACGGCGCTGGCTTTGCCGCCCGGCAGCGGGAATGGCTTGGTCACGTCCGGTGGTGTGCCGGAATTCTGGCTGACTGCGGGGGTGGTTTGCGCATGCTCGGCAAAGGCAGCTTTGAGGGCGCTGAGCTTGCGCAGGGGTTGGTCGCGTTCGTGGTGGGTGACTTTGCGGAGCACGGGCAGCACCACGCTGTGGAGGTCATAGGCTGCCAGAAGTTTGGCAAGGGTCTTGTCGGATACGTCCACGAATGCGTCAGGATCGGCCACGCCTTTGCCTATACTTTTCCTGATAGCCATGCGGGCCTGCGCGCAGCTAGCCGCTAGGCTAGCTGGATCAGGCTCGGGCTCGGGCTCGGGCTGCATGACGTTAGCATCATGCTCACGCTGTGCTGCGCTGACACCCTTACCGTGTGTTTTCAAGGCCTTGGTTTTTGCGGCGGCTTTTCCACCGCGTGCGCGGCCCTCATATTTGCTGACGGAGTCGGTGAAAACTTCCTGCAATTTTCGGTTCTTCCACGCGCCATCCTCCTTATAGAAAAACTCACTGAGTATCGGCCTGACCACGCGGTCAAAGGTGGCGCGGTCAACGCGCATGCGCCGCATGATCCAGTCGTCATCTGCGGGCATCTGGCAGAAGGGTGTGACCCACGAAAGGCGCAGCAGGCGGGTATATGCGCCGTCCTCTTCTAGGGAGAGGTGGGAGGTGTTGCCCTCATACTTGGTGACCCAAATAGGAAGCACGGGGATGTCAGCCATTTTGGACTCCTGCCAAGAGGTCTAGCTGCTGGTATTCTGGCAGCTTGGGGGCGTCAACCTTGACCGGCGGGGCGAGCGGCCCCGCGTCGCTGTCGATGCGCCGGCGGGCGATTTCCGCGTAGGTCGGGTTAAGCTCAATGAGGATGCAATCACGCTGCCGGCGGTCAGCCACAAGGGCGGTTGTTCCCGCGCCGCCAAAGGGGTCTAAAACCACGCCCTGCGGGCGGCATCCAGCCTTGATGCAGCGGTCGGCCAGGTCGGGGGGGAAGGTGGCAAAGTGCGCCTCTTGAAACCCGTGTACGGGGATGTTCCACACGGTGACGGGCGCGGGTTCGTAATTGCGCAGGAAGCGCGACTCATACTCGCGCTCGTTATCGGCCTCAAACTTGCCGAGACTGTGCGGGCGGCTGCCCGGCGGCCGCGCGCTGTCAGCACCATCTTTTGCGCGCCCTCGCTTGAGCGCCGCTGATGGCGTATCGGCAATATCACCAAAATACGCGGCCTTGCCATTGTCGACGCCGCCAGATTTCTGCTGGTTCCGGCGGCTGAGGCTCTGGTTGCCAACCGCCTTCATGGGGCGCTCAGGGCGCGTGCCGCCGTTTGCCCTAGTGGATCCCGCCTGCGCGCTGATGTTCTGCGCTCGTCGGGCGTGGGTGTTGCCGCTGGTGGCCTGCGCCACGTCAGCGGGCTCATAGTAGAAATCCCGGCCGCGCCACAGGTTCACGCGGGTAAAAGCCTCATCATCTGTGGGAGTTGTCAGAATTTCGCCGGTTTTGAAGTTGCGCCAGATATAGTCGGGTTCCGGTTCGGTCGCGAACTCCCAGCGCCCATCATCGTGACGCCAACAGGTGGTCTGCCCTGACTTGGCCAGCAGGAATATTTTCTCATGGGCTGTCGACGGTCTGAGTTTGCCGCTGCTGTCGGGCATCGGGTTGGGCTTGGCCCAAATGATTTCACTGCGCACATACCAGCCCGCCAACTGCAGGGCGATGGCCAGGCGGTTGGGTATCATGCACAGGTCTTTCGCCTTGATGCCGCCGCCGATGGTGGAAAAGGGCTTGTCGCGGAATGTGCGGTCATCGGTGCCGGCCGCCTTCTGGTCGGCGGCTGAGCGCCCGTTAGGCGTGGTGGCGTAGCAGTCACCGTAGTTCAACCACAGGGTGCCTGACGGGTGCAGGACGCGGCGCACTTCCTCAAACAGGGCCACCATGTTGGCGATGTGCTCATCAAGCGTGGGCTCGAGCCCCATCTGGCCTTCAACGTCATAGTCGCGCAGGCCCCAGTATGGCGGCGAGGTCACTACGCAATGCACTGAATTGTCAGGCAGTTCGCGCAAGCGGTGTAGGCTGTCGCCTATGAGGATTGTGACGGTCATGGTTAAGCTCCTGCCAAGGTCTAAGGTAAACGCTGTGCAATGCTGAGACGCAACGCGAACAGCACGGCAACGCCGCATTGTGAATAAGTGAAAGGCAGCTTTCCCCCGCGACTAGGCAGCGCTATATGCTTGCCTGTCGACGCGGCCCACTGCTGCGATGATGGAACCCCGGCGCCTTCAAGTCTCCTGCCAAGTTGCCTGTCAGGCGCCGGGGAAGCCTCGCGGCGGCTCACGCCCCGCGCAGCTGCTCTTGCAGCCTCCCCAACAGCCATTTCAAAACGGGAACACTCATCGAATTCCCGAGCCCGCTGTATTGTGGCGTGAACGGCATGTCTGCGGTGATGGCGCAGTGCGTGTCGGGGAAGCCCTGCAGGCGGTGGCATTCGACGGGCGTGAGACGCCTGACCACCCAACCAAAACCAGCGTAGGCCACCGCCGGCGGCGTGCCGCCATTCTGGTGACTGTCTAGGTGGTTGCCCGCGCGCATTGTCGGGCTGAGGTTGCGGGTGGCGTCCTGCCCATAGTCTTTGCTGCTGAACGCGATGGGCGCGGTGGCCACGAACGGCAGCGAGCTGCCGCCGCCATCGGTGGTGAGTGATGGTGAGATTTCACCGGGCATGACCTCAGGCATGTTGCCGCCCTCGCGGCCGCGCATCTTGAACGCCACCGCCTGCGGCACGGCGCGGGCCTCTAGCGTATAGGCGAGGTCAGGGCGGAATCCCGCACCATCGGGACCGTTGGCGGGGTTGGTCGACGTGGCGCGCTCTTGGATTGCATACACCCGGCTGGTCACCACGGGCGGCTTGCCGCTTTCCACCAACGGCGGCGCCGGGTCACCCCCTTGCGGGTTGCTGCGATTGGTTGGGCTGGTCACCTGCGTGAGGTCATAGGCAACGGGGACAAACATGCCGTTATAGGCATCCTGTCCATTATAACCGCCGGGGTGCGCGCCGGGGCTGAGCGTGCCCGAGACTCGGGCACAGAACTGTTGAGGCTCGGGAATATATGCGCCGACGCCGTCTAGGTCTGTTGTTCGGAATCCTCCGGTAACGCTTCCGAGTGTCCCCGAGACTCGGGGATAGTATTCTGAGCCACTGCCGTCAGCGCTGTTCTCAACATCGTCGGCAAAACTTTCCCCCTGTCCTCCGCTCGGCGCAAAATCCCCCGCGCGGCCGCGCCGCTCAAATAGCACTGCTGCGGGATCGGCCCCGTTTCCAAAATCTGCGACAACAAACACTCGCTGCCGTCGTTGGGCCAGGCCGAAGTATTGAGAATTGAAAACCCGCCAAGCCGCCCGCCCCCGTGGCCCTGAAACCATGCCTGCACTGGTGAACTTGCACGATTTCCAGCCGTAGGCTCCGGGTTCATCGCCCTTGCCTTCGATCCACCCCCACTCTGCGCCGGGCGGACATATGGGAGCGTCTGCGCCGACAAGCTCACCCAAGAAACAGCCAAAGGCGTTGTCGGGGGTGTTAAGGACTCCGGGCACGTTTTCCCAGACGAAATTTCTGAGCGGCCGAATAGGTCGGGCTGCGAGGCCATGCACGACTCCTAGTGCTGCGATGGTGAGGTTGCCTCGCGCGTCTGCGAGGGAGAGGCGGCCGCCGGCCACGCTGAACGCTTGGCAGGGCGTGCCCGCGACAAGCACGTCAGCTGACGGGAAATCATCAAGGTCAACGGCGGTGAAGTCACCGAACAGCTTGGGGCCGTTGCCGACACCGGCGCCGAAACGCGCAGCGAGGATGCGCCGCGGCCACTCGGCAATTTCGCTGGCGAACACAGCTTGCCAACCGCCGAGTTCATGGGCTGCCTGCTCAGGTGCGCCGATGCCGCTGCACAGCGTGCCGAGCGTCAGGGGTTCAGTCATCCATCACCTTAGAAGATGCTCGCGCCCATCGGGCGTGAGCGTGTAAACACCATCAATAAAATTGCGCTGCACCAGCCCTAGCCGCTCTAGCTTAGAGGCGGTCAGGGCTGGTGCTTTCTTGCCCTGCGAAATGCTGCACAGCGCTGACCACTGGTGAGCGGTCAGGCTGATGCGCGGTTGTTTGTGCTCACTCAAAGACGGCCTCGGTAGGCGTCTTGCCATCTTCAAAGCACTGCCACCAAACGTCTGTGCCCGTGGCGGCAATGATGTCCTGACCGGGCTTGATTTCGCGCGACCATATGCGGCGCACTTCGCGCACGTAGAACTTGAAACGCACCTCATTGATGAGGGGTTTGAAGAATTGGGCGAGGCCCCACAGCATGACTGCCAGACCGATGAAAATGCCGATGAGTGCTTGAACGTCCACGGTAGTTACTCCTGAAACAAGGTAGGCGCGGCCAGCGTCCTACGCGGTTGAACCTTGTGGCCAGCCTTGCCCTTGCCCGGTTTCTTGGGCTTCGCAATCCTGACCACAAGTGGAGCCTTACGGCGTATAGATAACCAACCTCTAAACGCGTCGGCATAATCGCGGCTCAGCGCGTAAAGAAAAATTCCGCAGGCATCGGCCTGGTCATTGTTGGTGGCGTTCAGGCCCCACGCTTGGGCATATTCCACGGTGTTTTCAGGCTTGGGGCCACCGTGGTCATAGATGAGCTTTTTGTGTGAGCCGTTGGCGATCGCGTAACCCGGCACGTTGAGGCGGTGGAGTCCGTATTCGAGGATGCTGACCACGGCCCAAATCTTGCGCTGCGTCTCAAAGTTCATGTGCTGCGGGTTGATGGGCGCCTCAAAGTAAACGCGGTCAGCCTGCTTGATTAATGGCAGGGCCGTTTGCAACCACTCATGCTGCAGGCTGCCCATGCGCTCGCGTGCGCCCTCACGCACACCGAAAGAGCCCACGCGCACGGGGCCGCCGGGTTTCCCCAACACGTACCCCGTGCGCGCAACGCTGGTATCAAACGCCAGTATCAAGCGTCCTCATCTTCAAGTTCAAGGTCATCGTCGTCGTCCTCAAGCGAGAGGTCATCGTCGTCGTCATCGCCGCCGTCATCGGGCGCCAATTGCGGCTGAGCCTGCCGCGCGGGGATTTCGTTGCCGTCATCGTCAAAGTCACCGCCGCCCTTGCGTGCGCCAGGCGGTGCGAGCCCGCCGGTGCCGCCGTTGGCAGCCGCTTCCTCGGCCTTGGTGCGCTTGACCGGCGGTTCGGCCGGCGGCGCAGGCTCTGCGGGTTTAACCGCTGCGGACTTGGTGCCCTTTTTCGGTTTGTCCTTAACGCGGCTGACGACATCCTCAGGCGATCCCGCCGCCGGTTTCTTTTTCGCCGCCTCCTTATCGGCGGCGGCTTTCTTCACGTCAGCGAGCTTGGTGACCTTGCCGTCATCGGTCTGCGCAACCTCGGGGATGAGGTCATCATCGTCATCATCGGCGTCGGCGTCAGCGCTCGGCCCCGCCGACTCCTGCTCAGTGTCGGGCACTGACGCGGGGTCAAAATAGTCTTTCTTGCCGAACACATCGAAGGCGATTTTCTTCTGCCCGTCATCCCACCCGTTGAGCCACGCTTGCTGTTGCTTGCCGCTGCTCAGTTCCTCAGGCGGCTTGCGCTCGCCCTTGCCCTTAAGGCCAGCCTTGAAGCCGGCCAGATAGGCAACGTCCTTGGTGACGGGGTCGGCTTCCTTGGGGAACAGCTCGGCTTGCGTGCCCGTGTCGAGCTTGAGGAAGCGCGTGTAACGGAACATATCGGCGGTTTGCTGTTTGACCTCGGCGGGATCCATGTCTCGCAGCACGCGCACGGCATCGAATTGCTTGAGCAGAACGCCTTGCGACTTGATGTCTAACCGGAACCGGCCAATGGCCGCATTCAGATTTTTCCGCATTTCCTCGAATTCATCCATCTTCCGGCACGCGGCCAAGAAAACGCTTTCAGTCATGTCGGGTGGAAGCTCCACCCCGAATTTACTGGTGTTGTCGCCCATGCCTCTTTCCTTTTCCACTGTGGTGGCTCCTGCTGTTAACACTACTTCCGACGCTTAGCCCGTTTGAGCTTCTGCAAAGTCTCGCGCACTTCAGCGCGGATGCCATCAAGGGCGGCGAAAGATTTGTTTTTGTAGCCGTCAGCCACCATGGCGTTGAGTGCGCTGCGGGAAATCCCCAGCTTTTCTGACAGCGCCTTGGTGCTGATGTGCCCCCGGTCAGCGAGCTTGCGGCACATCGCCAGCACCTCAAACGAGGTGGGCGGCTTTTTATCCCTGGTAGCCAAAGTCTATTTCTCCTGTTTGCTCGCCAGCAAGATTTGGCTTTACCAGAATTCTGGTATATGGCAACACTCGCTTAACCAGCTGGCGCTAGGTTGTGACTATCGACTTGCAACCTAGAGGGACACACCCAATGAAAAACGCACACAAAGAATTTGACTTCTCGTTCATGCAGGCGCGCGTGCGCCAGACGCTGCAGCTGATTGAGACGCAGGCCACGGCTGGCATAACCGACGCCATCAACGCTGACCTCATCGGCGGCGCGCAGTGGCCCGCACAGGCCATGAACACCATTGACCAGCTTGAGAGCATGCTGCGCGCACTCGCTGCCCGCCGCTCTGAAATCGTTGAACTGCTGGATGAAAAACAGGCTGAGGGAGCCGCATGATTACTGTGACTATACCCGAGCGTCAGTTTGATGCGTCGCTAGAGGGTGCCGCCGCGATTATCCAACACCGCGACATTCAAGATATGCGGTGGGGCGGCGTGTGGCACTTCCTCGCCGCTTTCGAGAATGCGGGCATGGCTGAGCACTATCTCACCAACCGCAAGCCAGTTGATGGCTATGAGTATCGGATATGTGAGCGAGGCAAATGATGCGCGACGACGAAAACGAGAGCTTGACCGTTAAGGTTCTGATGGTCGCGTGCGCGGCAGCCGTGGTGCTGCTGTGCATTTTCATCGCTGTGGTGACCTATTCGATGGCTGCGCGCGAGTGGCGGCGCCATCAGGAGTGGGAGTCTGAGCGTCGCCTCAGCGAGTGGCTGGATGAGCGCCGCCGCGATTGGCGCAGCGAGCGCGTGCCCGAAGAATTTAGACGTAACCTTGAGGAAGGAAATCAGCTGTGAAAGTCATTAACCTGAGCGTGCAGGACTATAAGCGTGTTGTTGCCGTCGAGATTGTGCCCAGCGGCAACGTTGTGGAAATCGCGGGCAAGAATGCGCAGGGCAAAACCTCCACGCTTGACGCCCTCATGGTGGCGTTCATGGGCAAAGAGGCCATCCCACAAGAGCCGGTGCGCACCGGCGCCGAGAAAGCCGTCATTGAGGTCGACGTTGGCGACTATATCATCAGGCGCACCATCAAGCCTGACCGCACAGGCACCATCAGCATCAGCACGAAAGACGGCGCCAAGTTCGCGTCACCGCAAAAGATGCTTGATGACCTTGTCGGTGAGGTCGCGTTTGACCCGCTGTTCATCGTGCGCCAAGACCCACTGCAGCAGCTCGAGACTGTGAAGGGGTTCGCCCCTAAGGGCGTTGACTTTGCGGCGCTGGATGCGGCCGAGAAAGAGGCATTCGACGCGCGCACCGATGCCAACCGCGAGGTTAAGCGCCTGCAGGCAATCGTTGCCTCACTGGCAGCGGTGGAGGAACTGCCGCCTGAGGCAGACGTGGCGAGCATCACCGATGAACTCACCAAGGCGAATGAGCGCAATGACCAAATCCGCACGTATGCGGGCAAGGTCAAGACGGCGCAGGCTGAGCTAGCCATCTTGCGCGAGCGCGAGGAAAACAACCGCAAGCGCCGCGCCGACATTGAGGCGGAAATCAACCTCCTGCAGGCAGAGCGCACCGAAACTGAAACACGCATGCTTGAGCTTGGCGCCGAGGCAGACGCGGTTGATGCGAAGCTGAAGAAAGCCAAGCCCGTGCCCGATCTGCTCGACGTGTCGGAAATCACCACGCGGCTGCAGGCGGCTCAGGCTGCGAACAGCCAGCGCGTTGCCGCCGTCGCCAAATCTGAGCAGGCCAAGACTGACCGCGCGCGCCTGGTCGCCGCCGAGAAAAAGGCCGCGACGTTTGACGCCGCTGTGGAGGATGCACGCAAGGCGCGAGCCGATGCGCTGCAATCCATCAAGCTGCCCGTGGATGGCCTCGGCGTCGGCGCCGGCGGCATCACGTTCAACGGTCACCCGCTGGCGCAGGCGTCGTTTGCCCAGCAGCTGCAATTGGGGATCGCCCTTGCCATCAAGGCTAACCCCAAGCTGCGCGTGGCCCGCATTCTTGAGGCGTCCATGCTGGATGATGACGCCATGCAGACGCTGCACGACATGGCGGCCGAGCATGATTTCCAAATCTGGATTGAGCGCGTCGGCAGCGGCAGTGAGGGCGCGATTGTCATTGAGGCTGGCGAGGTGAAGGAAGCCGCGCCGAAGAAAGCTAAGGCCAAGTAGATGGCCAAGTCATGCGGAACATGCGCACGCGGGTATGCCAATGGCGAGTTCATCGCCTGCGGTGCGCCCGTCGATGATGACGGGCTCAACACCATGCAGAACAATCCGATATGGGCGACACGTAAATACTCGCTCGTTTCAATCATGCTCAAGGCATCGGGTCAGGCGTCGGCTTTGAAAAACGACAACTGTGACACCATGGACCCGAATGACGGTGAGCTTTGCAAAATTTGGGAGCCAACGGCGTGAGCGACAAGCGCAGGACGATTGAGACGGCCGCGCGAGCGATAGCCGCGAACGCCGAAGCCATCGCAGAGAACCCGAATGATTGGGCCTCTAGCCTGAGCGAGCGAGCGTCACTCATTCGCGCTGACCTTGACCGGCTTGAGCGCGCTATTGATGCCTGCCGGGCGGGTGACCGATGATTCCGCGAACACCCTGCGCGAAGTGCAACGGCCAAGGCTATTACATCATTCAGCCGCTGAGTGCGCGCGAGCTTGAGGCGTTGGCCGAAGCCTGCCCGGATGAGCCCGTGAAAACGGTGGAGATACTTTGCGACTGCAGCAACCCCGACGCACGCGCCGAGCATGAGACTGCGCAGGCGTGGAACAAACTGATGAGGTCTAAGAACCCATGAGCAACGCCAGCCAGAAAGCCGCTGATAAAATCCATGCTGACCTTGAGGCTTGGCGCAACAGCGCCAGGCTGCACGCGGCCGCATCAGCCAACACCACTGAGGTGCAAACGGCCTTCACCGCCCTTGCCGAGGCGCTGACCGTTGCCATGCGAAAAGCTGAGGCGTGCATGAGCGAGCGTGACGCCAAGATTGCCCGGCAGGGTTGAGCCCCTGCCAGTATTCTGTTAGACGTGCCCACCTGAGGAAGGAACCTAGTCATGACCAAAAAGAGCGTGCTGCGTCTCAAGCGAGACGCGGCGTTTAAGGAACTGCAATGCCGCGAGCCAGGTGTTTACGCCGATTGGGCTGCCCCTGAATATCACACTGATGAGGCCTACAGCGCCAGCACCGGCCGCAACCTCATTGTGGGGCCAACCTATTGTTGGCAAAACAGGTGGGGCCAAATTGAACGGCCCAGCACTGACGCGCAGATTGAGGGCACCGCGTATCATACGCGCATACTTGAAGGCCCTGAGGTGTTCGCCAAACGCTACCCGATGCCGCCGAGCCGCGCTGACTATCCCGAGGCAATCGACGGCGGGCGCGAGTTCACGCAGGCGCTTGGCGAGTTGGGGCTCAAGAAATCGGGCACCATCGCAGAGCAGATGCAGCGCCTGCGCGATGCCGGCAGCGAGTTCAAAGGCAAGTTCTGGTCAGACATCATGGACCGTTGGCGGGCTGACCACCCCGGCGCCATGAAGCTGTCGCCCGAACTCATCGCCAAGATTGAACTGGCCGCGCAGATTTGCGCCATGCACCCCGACATTGGCGAGGTGTGGAAGGTCGGCAAGCCTGAGGTCAGCATCTGCTACCTCAGCGCCAGCGGCATGCCCTGCCGCGTGCGCATGGACTGGCTGCGCCCCGGTGAAATCATCGACCTAAAGACCATCGCCAACCAGATGAAAAACCCGATGAACGTGCAGGCGGCGCGCACCATCGTGGGCGAGTTCTACCATGTGCAGGCGTTCAACTACGTTGAGGCGCTTGAGCAGGCGCTGCTCATGCCCGCCGATATGTGGCATGGCTTCACCGCCGGCGAGGTGGCCGCCCACAAGGCCACGCGCGAGGAACAGGGGCGGCCGGCAGACTTCCGGTTCCTGTTCATCGGCAAGGCGGCGCCCGACATCGTGCAGCGCATCTTGGCCGAGGAAGTGCCCATTGATTTTGCGCAGTGGCCTGATGGCCGCGAGGTGCAGGATGTGCCGCGCGAGCCCTCGGAAGTCTGGCGCAGCGCGCGCAACATCCATGAGCATGTCACCGCTCGTTTCGCGCACTTCTGGAAACTCTACGGGCGCAAGCCCTGGTATGACCGCGCGGGCGCCATCGGCCTCACCAACTCGCACCCCGGCATTTCTACTGCGGCCCTGAGCCGTGAATCCGAATTGGAGGAATTCAACCATGGCTAACGGTTTTGATGACGGCGATGATGATGACGCGGGCATGGGCCACAACGGCGGCCCCGAGTTCATCTTTGAGGAAGCCGAGCGCAAAAACATCAAGGCGCTGGTCATGTTCTTTGGTGAGAGCGGCAGCGGCAAAACCAAATCAGCGCTGCGCTTTGCCGAGGGCTTAGACCCCGGCGGCGTCATCGGCTTGGTCGACACTGAGGCGGGGCGCGGCCGCCACTACGCCAACGAGCACCGCTATAAATACACCGAACTGCAGCCGCCGTTTTCACCCGCGCGCTATAAGAAAGTAATTGAGGCGGCGAAAAAGCAGGGCGTCACCACGCTCATCATCGACAGCATCACGCACGTTCATGAGGGCCAAGGCGGTCTCATGGATATGGCTGAGGCTGTCGGCGGCGACAGTTTCAACAAGTGGAAGGGGCCTAAGCGCGAGTGGAAAAAGCTGCGCGACTATATCCTGCATTGCGGCATGCACATTGTGTTTTGTGCGCGCGCCAAAGACCCGCTTGAGAAAGACCCCAACGACTCCCGCAAGATGATACGCGGCAAGCTCATCCCCATCGTGCCGCGTGGCTTCGCGTTTGAAATCACCGTCAGCCTCGGCCTTGATGCGGAAACGCACGCCATCATCCCGGTGAAGCTCAGCAACGAAATTGCCGGCGCGTTCCCGCTTGATGAGTACATCAGCGAGAACAGCGGCAAGATGGTGCGCGCCTGGTTGGATGGCGGCGAGGTGGTCGACCATCGCTTTGAGGAAATGAAAGACATTGGCCGCGACATGGCGCGGGGGGGCAAAGACCGGCTCAAGGCGTGGTCTGATAGCCTTGACCCGAAAATGCGCGCCCGCCTCAAGCCGTTCATTGTCTCCGAACTGATACCGCTATCTGAGGGCGCAAAGCCGCAGACGGCGGGTCAGGGCGGCGGTGGGAAGGAAGCGAACGCCAGCCGCTCCCAATCCCCACCGCCGCCACCACCGCCGCCGGCAGCACCGCCGCCACCGCCGAAGAAAGACACCAAGCCAGCGGCACAGACAAAGCCCGCGCAGACCAAGCAGCCTGAGCCGCCGCCGGCGGATGAGGATGACGGTGACCCCGGCCCCGGTGACGATGACCGGGGTGGCGGCAGCGGCGATGACCTTGAGCTTGACTTTGACGCGCCGGCGCAGCCTGCCAGACAACAGGCAGCCACCGCCAACCGGGGCGAGAAAATCGACAAGGGCGAGGATTTAGACCTCATGGAAATCCTGCCCTCATCCAACTGGATGGTGACGGCCGGCGAGGTCATCGACCAAATCGAACTGCACCCGACGCGCACTGAGGCCATCCGGTACATTCACCGCGAACTGCTGAAAACGATGCAGGCCAAGGCGCCGAACGCGTTCAAGCTGGTTGAGCGCACCATTTCTGAGAAAGTGGGCGGCTGATGTCGGCTATACCCAAGACGCCCATTCGCCTCGGCCAGGCCGTCGACCTCCACCCGTTGGGCTTCTACCAAACCAACGTGCTGGCGTTCGGCGGCCCCGGCGCCGGTAAGACAACGCTGCAGCGCCTGTTCTATGAGCGGGCGCCTAAGCAGTTTCAGCAGGTCATCATAGACACTGAGGATGAGCTGCACACGCTGCGCGCCGATGGCAGGGAATACGTCATCATGGGCGGTGAGTTTGCCGACGCGCCCGGCCTCATAGATATGGACTGGTATGCGCTTGCCGCTGTTGTCGTTAAGACGGGCGCGAACTGGATTTTCCAAATCAATGACTGGTCAATCAGCGATCAGCGGGAATTCATCGGCCAGCTGGTGAAGGGCCTGTTGGCCACGCCGCGCACTGAGTGGCGGCCGATGATATTTGGCCTAGACGAGAGCGATCAATTTGCACCCAACGGGCCAACGGTCGCCTCATCTGAGGCCCTGGTGATGCTGGCCAAGCGGGGGCGCAAGCGTGGGTGGTCCTGCCTATTCGCCACGCAGCGCATCAGCATGCTGTCAGCCGATCTGCGGGGCATGTGCAGCAACATCGCCATTGGCGTGGCAAACCAGTCGCTGGATGTGAAGGCGGGCGCGCAGGCCATCGGCGTGAGCCCCACCAGTGCAGAGGCCAAGGCGCTACTCACGCTGCGGCGTGGGCAGTTCTTTTTAGGCGGCCCCGCATTCGACGTGCGGCCGCCGGCGCTGTTCACCACCGACATGAGTGACAGCCGCGCGCCAGAGCCCGGCAGCGGGGCGCCGCCTGCGTCAAAATCATCGGCGGCGATACTCAAGGCCCTCAGCGCCATCCCGATGGCCGAGGAAACTGCTGAGGAAACGGCAGCCGCAACGGATCCCGGTAAGCCTGCGCGCGTCGAGTATCGCACTGACCCCGCAGCCCTAGACCGCGCACGGGCCGTGGGTGCTGCTGAGGGCCGCGCCAAGGCGCTGCAGGATGCTGCCCGGTGGTTGCGTGCGCGCGCCGATCAGGTCGACGCTGAGGCCGCTGTGGAGTTCAACGGGGCCATCAACATGCCACTGGTCACCACCCCCGAACGGGCAAACAAAGCGGCTGCATCGGTTATGCATAAAAATGCATCGGAAATGCATAAACCGAACGGCAAAGCGGAAATGAGCGCCGCCGCCATGCATATCCTCGGCGCGTTCGCGGAATACTACCCCCGAGAACTGACCTTCAAGCACGCCCACAAGATTAAGGGTCGCTCTGTCACCTCATCCAATTTCGGCCGCGTGGTGAAGGAACTGACCGAAGCCGGGGCCGTCGAAAACACGCGTGGGGATTTCTGGCGCCTGAGCGAGTGGATGGCCAACAGCATGGGCGCGCAGCAGATGCCCAAGGCACCCGCCGAGATTGTCGCCATGTGGCGGGCCAAGCTAGAGCCCGCACAGGCCCGCATGTTGGATGCCATCGTTGCCCGTGGGCGGTTCAGCAGCCGCGGCGAATGGGCTGAGGCCTCAGGCGTATCGCCCACCAGCAGCAACGTGGGGCGCGTCGCCGGCGAACTGGCCGCGCTCGAGCTGATAGTTGAGGATGCTGCCGGCATCAGGCTGCACCCGGATTTGACGTGATGGCTGGCCGCCCACCCCTATGCGCAGAATGCGGCTGCACCTCGCGGCTGGTGTCGGGCTCGCATGTCTACCCCGGCCGCACCGACTTGCATGACTTGCGTTTCTGGCTTTGCCTGACGTGCCGTGACAGTTGGGTTGGCTGCAAGAAAGGCACAGAGACGGCCCTAGGGCGGCCAGCAGGCCCGGAACTGCGCCGCGCCAGGCGCATGCTCACCGAACTGATTGAACCGCTCTGGCTGAACGCCCATCGGCTGGCAGAGTACAGCGGCCACGACACCACCGGCCTCTACCAGATACGGGCGTCAGCGCGGAAGCGCGTACACGCGTACATGGCGCATATGATGGGCTTGGATAAGGACGAGGCGCACGCCGCCTTTTTCGATCTGCGGCAGTGCCGCGAGGCGTGGCGCACCATGAACGGCATGACGTACCCGCAAATTCGCGAGTGGTGGAAGGCGCTTAACCCCTAGGCGGATGCCTTGCCACCCATGGGCACGATTTCTGCCGGCGGCTGGCCTTGGCGGATGCGCGCCATTTCCAACTCATGCTGCCGGTCATCGCGCCGCTGCCGTTCCTCAAGCTCAGCTTTGAGTTTCAGTGTTTCGCGGTTCAGCGCCTCGCGCTTTTCTTCCTGTTTCGATTGGGCATGGGTCTTGTAGATTTCCATGCCCTTGATGGCGATCGGCAGGCAGATGGTGGCCACGGCAATCTGCCAGACGCTGAAACCCTCGCTGACGGCCTTGTTGACCCCGTGGATGGTCGCCTCAAGCGTCGGGTCAATGGCGCTGTATTCCTGATCCAGCATGCTTGCCGCCTGCTGGGCGCCCACCAGTAAGCCGCTGACGCCCATGGCCGCCAATGTCCCCTTCATAGCCTTAACCCCTTAACGCGCCTTGGCGGGCGCTTCCTGTGCCGGCCGCGTGGTGGTTTCGGGCTCGCCCCAACCGCGCAGGAGGCCGAGATAAAGACCAAGGCCGATGACCAGCATGAGCACTAGGCCGCCCTCAACCTCATCAGAGCCCTGCAGCAGTGCCGGGCGGATGGCGGGGATGAGGGTGCCGAACAGATACCAGCCCAGCACTGCCAGCGCGATGAGTGGGCCGAACACCCTGAACCACGCAGAAAAGCTCTTGTCGAAAAAGACGAGCCCCCAGCAGATGGATGCGGCGGCAACCAGCAAGAGCATGAGTAATACCACGGGTGAGTCCTCCCTTTACGGTGCGGCCCCAGCAGTGTGCTTTTGGCGCCGCTCAAGCAAGATGTCACCTAGGAACGCTGTAATGACCATGAGGATGCCTGACACCAGCAAGGTAATCCAACTGCCCACCGTGGTTGCGTCCATGCCGTTGTTCATCAGCTTGGCCATTTCATCAAGGTGTTCAACGCCCTTGGCCTTGTCGCCCTCAAGCGTGGTGATGAGCAGATTTTTTTCCTCAGCTAGCTTTGCCTCAAGGGCAGCGCGTGTTTTGACCGCGTTCTCAGCCAGCGAAATGTCAGCGCGCAGCTCCGTTGCCTGGTTGCAGAGGCTGCGCGGATACGGCTTGAGGTCGGCGTCACAATCGCCGCCGGGGTTGGTGTCGAGATTGGGCAGCTGGTATTGGCGGGCGATGTTCTGGATGTTGCGCAACGCCTCAAGGTCACCGGCTAAGCCCATTTCCAGCGTCGGCGGCAGCGCGCGGAGCTCAGCCTCAAGGGCGCGGATATTCTTGCGGATGGCCTCGCGGTCATCGGTCACCTCAACTGAGTGAACCTCGCGGCGCACCGTGTCGGCGGCCAGGCTAGACCAGACGCCAATGAGGGCCACGCCGAGCATGCCGAGGGCGAGGCACGCTTTCAGCACGCCAAAGAAAATGTGCCCCATCTGGTTGGTCGCACCCGGCTCGGCGGCGGCGCGAAAGGACTCCATCATGATGCGCACGAGGAACACGCACGCGAAGTTGACGCCCACCCCGGCGATGATGGCCAGCAGGATGCCCGGCGCCCACAGCTGTTCAAAGCCCAGCGTGGTGTTGCGCGACTCCCAAACGAAGAAAGCGGCGAATGCCGCTGAGCCGGCGATGTCTACGCCGTGGTTGCGCACCCGGCGCGGGAGGTTTTCAAACCACCGTTTGAGCCGCTGGCTAAACGTGCGGGATTGGTTGCGCGCGTCAGAGCGCGTGCCCAAGTCGATACCGTTGCTCATTGGCCCCTCAACTCTTTTTCGGCAGCGTTCCACACGCGTGCGCGCTCTAGGCAGGCTAGTTCATCAGCCAGCGCCTTGGCTGCATCAATGGGCAAGCTGCCCAGCGTTTCTATGCACGCATTCGGCCGCTGTGGGTCGGGCGTGCAGGTGAACTTGAACACGGGGCGCGCGCTGGTCAGGCACTGAGGCGGCGCCGAAAAGGGCTCGCGGATGAATACCGGCTCATTGCCGGGGCACGGGGTTGCCACCGGCGCTGACGCCACTTCCGACTCCACCGGGGAGGATGCTGTTGAGCATGCTGACAAACTCAGGACTAACGCCGCGGCGCAAACATTCCTCAGCAGCATTTTGAATCGCCTCCCGTGCCTTCGCGGAGTTATCCGCACTTATCCGCGCGGCGTCCAGCATTCTGGCATCAGCGACGGCGTTTTTCTTCTCTGCGAGGCCTTGACGTTCTAGGTTTGCCATGAGTTCCGCGTTGATCCGCTCGAGCTGTACACCCACTGCCGTGTGATAATTCTGGTTGGCCTGCCGGCATTGCGTCAGGTCGCCTGACTGCACCTTGATGGTGGCATTTTTGGTGGTGATGACCTTTTCGGCCTTCATCTCGGCGCGCTTGTACCCTGCGGAGTCGCCCAAGCTGTGGCCGATGTTGTAGGCGACTAGACCGCCAATGACCACGCCCGCGAGCGCGCCGATGGCCCCGGTTTTAAGGCTCGCAATCGTCATCCCGCCGACTCCCTATGTTTTGTAGATGGTGCAGCGCTTCTCATACAGGTCGGCGCAGCCCTTAGCATACTTGGCCAATTCACCCGTGCCGTTGTACGCGGCCAGGGCGAGCCAGTCTTTCCGCCGCAGGGCGTCAAGTTTGTCCTCTACCTCGAACCACTTGAGGCAGAGCTTGAGGTGGTTGGCCTCGCTATCAAACGCGAACTCAACCATGGCCTCAGGCGAGGGGAAGCCGAACCGCTCCCAGTGGAAGCCCATAACCTGAAAGCGGCCCATGCTGATGCAGCTGACTGCGGCGTCAAAGTTCTCTGTGGCCTGCATGCACCAGAGTTCCCACCGCTGCCGGTGTTCCAACTGCATGGGGTGCTTGTTGCCCCACACCTTGACCCACCCGGCGGGCAGTTTCTTGTTCTGCCCCGTGGGAATCCACTTGGGGTAGCTGATGTCAGGGCGCGTTGCGTCATAGGCGCGCGCCGTCAGCTTGCTGAACCACTGCGGCTCATCGGCAATGATGAGGCGGCCGTCTTTGGCAAAGCCGCCATCGGCACCCGACTCCTTGTCGGCAATGACGTGCAGCACCGCCGGGGGCACGTTGGCTTGCCGCCCCACCATGCGGAAGTCGCTTTCCGTGAGTGGCTTGATGTCGCGGGGGCGCATGGCCAGCACGTTGGCGATGCGGCGGTTGTTCTCGGCCAGCACCTGCTTGGCGGCCTCCTGCTCGGCCGTGCGATCCCGCCCGCTCATGCGGTCAAGCTGGCGCCGTGCGAGCGCGAAAAGTTTAGAGTCCTCAGCCACAGAAAAAGCCTCCCGCCGAATGGCGAGAGGCTTACACTGGAATCAGCGAGGCGACAAACCTAGGCGGTTGGCGGCGGCAGGTTCTTGGTGGCTATGGCTTTCTGCCCGTCAAGCAGCGTGCCCATCTGGCCGATGTGCTGGTAGAGGTTGGCGATGTTCGCTTTGAGGTCGCCCTCAGGCAGGCTGCCAATGTAGTTCTGCAGCTTCATGAGCCAGGCGGGGGTGAACGCCTCATTGAGGATGCCTGCGCCTTCCTCGATTTTCGGCAGGATGAAAATGGCTGCCTCCTCATTGGCGCGCTTGAGGATGGCCTCAAGCTCCTGCCTGGTCAGCGGCTTGCGCTCTGTCGTTTCTGGCATGGGTGCGTGCTCCTATTTGCGCTTGCCGGCCGCGGCGCGGCGGCGGTCGGCGCGGGGTTGTTTGGGCGGCGGGTTAGCCAGCGGGCCGGCTGCGGCTTTCTTTTCGTCGGCGGCGATGAGCGGGGCGGCGAACAGGTTCACCAAAGCGCGGTTGTCTTTGATGTGGTCCATGTGCTCGCCCAGTTTTTCGTCGGGCACTTTCTCGGTCTGCTGGCTGGCGATCTGCGCCAACATATGTGCGCCCGCCGCTGCCTTTTCGGCCTGCTTGCGCGTGAGCGTGTACGTGTACGTTTCTTCCTTCATAGTCCTTTGCCTCTCCTGCCTATGCGGCTTTGCGTTCTAGCTTTGCGAGCCTGCGCTCAAGGGCGACGTTGCGCTTGTGCAGGTCAATGATTGCATTGTGGTGCGTGGCGATCATCGGGCGGTCCATCAGCGTGAGATAGCCGCGCGGGTCTTTGCCCACCGTTTCGGGGATGCCTTTGCGTGCGCCCTGCGCACCGAAGCCGACATATGTGCCGCCATCCATCCCGGCGAGCTTGCGCCAACGGTAGAAGCGCGGGTCATCCATCTTCAGCATGTCCGCGAGGCCACGCGTGAACCTGCGGCCCATGACCTTCAGGCGCTCATCTGATGAGGCGGTGATGTTGCCAGCGCTATCCGTCACCAGCGTACCCGCCCCGTAGCCATCGAAACGTACAGCGCGGCTGTTGAGGAAGGTGGCAATTGTCGATCCAGCTTGGTTTGAGATTAGGACGTTCGGCGTGCTGCCACTGCTCGCGCCAATGTAAGCGGTGTTGCTCGCCGCATCGTAAGCTAGTCCGACAGCATACGGCTCACCATTAGCCACAAAGAACGAGCGTGCGCCTGCTGACCTAAAGCCGCCAACAACGTGAAGCTTAATGTTCGGGTCAGTTGTCCCAATGCCAACATTCTCTGTGTCGGAGACAAACCAGCCATAGACCGCGTCGGTGTTGTTATAGAGGCCAATTCCTCGCGTGCTGCTTGGCGTGCCTTGCAGAATGCGCCACACATCATGTGAAGTGCGCTCGAATGAAATGGCTGTCGCGTTTGTACTTTTCAGAGTGCCGGTGAGGTCCAAGCTCGTCGCGTTGAACTGCGCTACAGCAGTGGCATTTATGAGAATGTCGAGGTTGTGATTGGTCAGCGTGCCAAAGCGCGCACCGGTGCTGAGCGCCTGCCCAAACAACTGCACGCTGCCGGTAGTATTCGTTACCTGCCAATAGGGGTTATTTGCGTGCGAGAGTAGAAGTCCGAGGTTCGCTGTGCTGATCGTTTGCTGCGCGCTCCAAGTGTTCGCGCCATCCAGCCACGGGAGCTTGTGCCCGCTCGTGCCCATGTCGGCGCTGAACTGGTTGCCGGTGAGGATGACGCCGCCCGTGGCGCT